GGCTTTATTGCTTGGTGCTTTGTAAGTACTTGACGTAAGCGTGTTTTTAAAGTATAATAAAATTCTAATGGAAAGGTGGCCGAGTGGTTGAAGGCTCTAGTCTTGAAAACTAGCGAAGGTGCAAGCCTTCCGTGGGTTCGAATCCCACCCTTTCCGCCATTTTATGCGGGTTCCGGCAATCGCTGAAACCTTGACCACTAAAAAACTAGCGACGTTTGACTACTAGTTGACCACTCACGTTTTTGGGTGGTCTTTTTTGTTGTATGCATGTAGTTTAAAAGTATTTATGCTAAAATCTGCTTGCATAAATTACAAAATTGAGTTAACATAGCTACAAAAAATAAGGAGGCTATGTTATGAAAGCACATGTGCAGTATTTTTGCGGTCATGAAGCTGATGTTGATTTAGTCGGCAGTGCTGCTGTCCGCCAACAGAAGCTGGCTGGCCTGAAGAAATCGCTTTGCGCTGCATGTCTTGCCGAAGCATGGAACGCCTGCGTTGCTGGTTGCCTGCCACGTGAGATGTCCATTGATCAATGGGAACGCGAGTATCCTGATTGTCGCCGGATGAAGGTGGATGCAGAAAAAGGTACCGTGATTGCCTGGGTACCGGAAAACAGAGCATAAAAAATACCCCGCTGCAAGGCGGGGTATTTTTTATGCTTATATGATGTTAGCCAGGGTTTCCGCTGCGCGCTCATCGTCACCAGGCATTACGTGGCTGTAGGTGTTGAGCGTCAGATTGGCAGTGCTGTGGCCGAGGCGTTGCTGCACCGTCTTGTAGCTGGCACCGTGCTGCAGCAGGAGCGAGGCGCTGGTGTGACGCAGGCTGTTTAAGCAAAAATCTTTAGGCATATCTGCGTTTTTGCCGTAGCGCTTGACGAGCTTGCTTATTGCGTCAGGATTGAGCGGTCTGCCGTGCTCTCCCGGGAAAAGGAGGCCGTATGGCTGCCACAGCGCGTCGCTCATGGCCTGCAGTCGGACGGTCCTTATCTGTGCCTTAATGAGCGGAAGAATCGCCTTAGGCAGGCTCACAGTGCGCCAGCTGTCCTCTGTCTTAGTGCTTGCGCCAATCTCACCGCCACCTTTGGTACGCAGGTTGGTCTGCCGGACGGTAAATGTGCACCGCTCCAGGTCTACGTCCTGATAACGTAAACCAAGAATCTCACTGCGTCGCATGCCGCTGGTGGCTGCAAGTTTGATGAGCAGCTGGTGCGCGGGATCAGTGATGACAGAGAGCAGCTTTGTTACCTGTGCCTGGGTAAGAGCAACCCACTCACGCTTGCGGGTAACCTTTGGCTTTTTGATTTGTAGCATGGGATGCTTTGCAAGCACACCATCAATTACTGCTTGTGTAAGCAGAGCCTTGAGCGTTACATAGATATGCTCAACGGTGCGGCTGGCAAGCTTTGCGGAAAGTGCGGCTATAAAGTCACGGATGTTGGCCGGCTGCAGATTGCAGAGAGGGAAGTCGCCCAGCTCCGGCTTGATGTGCACCCGGATGTGAGACTCAATCGTTGCCCAGGAATTTTTGCGTATGGCTGCGTGCTGGACGACCAGGTAATGGTCGCACCAATCTTTGAGCAGCATGCCGCTGCTGTAGGTCCCGCTGCGCTTTGCAATCTTGAATTCCTGCACCTTGCGGTCAAGCTCTGCAGATGTCTTTGCCGTGAAGTAATGCTTTTTGCCGAGGTACGTCACTGTGGTGGCGTAGCGGCCGTCGGCGCGTTTTTTATACTTTGCCATTGTGTAAAACCTCCGATTTTGATATAATGGAGGTGCAAAAAATAACCGTTGCAAGTTTGATTTTGCACCTTGCTCTCTTTCGTGGTGGATTGAGAGCACCATCCGCCTGTGCTGGTAACACGGGCGGTTTTTATTTATTTTTGCAGCAGCATTTTAGCTCTGGAGAGCAGCTGCTCCGAAAAATCTCCCATAGTGGTGTATGGGACAATTTCGTTATCGTTTGTTGCTCCCTTGTGGTATAAGCCGATTTTAGGGGCTTTGGCTGGATTGCCGTCATTCCAAAAATACAGGCGGCAGAGCCATTTGTTTGTCTTGCCCTGATACAAAATGCCTAGATAAGTCTTATTTCGCTTACATTTTATATCGCTTTCCGGGATAAGTCCAGACAATAATTCCTTGACTTTGTCCAGAGTAGCTTCCTCATCAGTATGGAGGTCTTGCTCGATAATATCTTCAAGCGTAGGCTTTGGGGTAACTCTACGCTGTATTTCCTCATTGATAAAATCGTTCAAGGCTTTTTTGATGATCGGCCGGAATCTATCAATGTTTGCAGTGGTTTTTTGCCCTGCACCAAGTGTACTGATGATGTAACGAGTGAAATCATCGTCTGGCTTGCTGAGCTGGCGAGCAATGAGGGCTTTGATTTGTCCATCATATTTTGCTTTTTCAGCAATGGACGCTAGCTCTGCGACATTAAATTTTGATTTATCAAATTTCTGCAGACAAGCAATGTCTGCATCGGTAATGGCGGAAATAGAGAACGACAAAAAAGGCGTGTTGTCCATTACATGGGATTGCTCCGTATCCGAAAAAAACATGTAATCGCAGCCATTGGTCAGCACGGCGAATTTTACGGAAGGGCAAGCAGCATAGTATTTTTTTAGTTGCGCGATGTGGTTTAGAAGCTTTTCGCTCAGGTGCTTACATTCTACAAGTACAGCGACCTGCCCTGCTGTATCCAGCAGGGCGTAGTCTACCTTATTGCAGGAATCACCAAAATCTGCCATATATTCTGGGACAACATCCTCGGGACTGGTTACGTCGTATCCCAGTAGTTTCAGAAATGGCGCAATAAAAAATGCTTTGGTAGCTTCTTCTGTTTGAGTGTTGGCTCTAAATTTTTCTATTTTTTCGGCTAATGTTTTTAAATCTTCTTTCATTTGCCATCCTCATTTCGCACTTTCTTTATTTAGAAAACTTTCCCTTTTAATAGTTTTGTGGTAAACTATTTATAGATTAAAATTATCGTTGTCGTCACTTCGGTGGCGACTTTTTTTGTTTTTTATGGGGAAGTTTCAAGCGGTGGCGGCAGTTTCTTCTGCCGCCAGAATACCTAAGATAAAAAGATATAATTCCACCTGAGCGTCCTCGTTTAATAGTTCGAGTCGCTCACTGTCCATTAGATTAATACACCTCCTTTATTGGTTCCGCAGGTTTTTGGGATTTGAAAGTAAATCCTCAAAATATTCACGAGCGCGTTGTTGCGCTGCAGGACTAAGTTTGTTGTAAGCGTCTATGATTGCCTTAGTATTATCTTCTGGCTGCTCCCATCCCATTATTACTGCCGGACTAATTTGCAAAGCTTTTGATAGTGCTGCTATTTTATCACGGCGCATGTTAGCGATGTCGCCAGATTCCCATCGGGATATTGTTGCAGGAGATACTTTAACTTGCGATGCTACTTCTTCCAGCGTTAGGTTTAACTCTAAGCGCCTAGTTTTGAGTATATCCTTGACTTCCATTTTCTCACCTCGCTTAATTAGAAGATACCACGCTTAATTAGAAGATACCACACTTTTTGCGAAAAAGCAATAAATTTTGTGAATACGCCTTGACTTTTGCGTTTACGTAAGTTATACTTGTTTACGTAAACGCAAAAGAACGGAGGTGAACGTAATGCTTGATAAGGCTAAATTCAAATACTTTGTTGCTACCAAAAATTTAACCCTCTCTGATTTAGCAGTTAAAATGGGCATGAACCCTGCTACTTTAAGCAAAAAGCTGAATGGAACAACTGACTTCTCGCGTCACGAAATTCAGCTTTTTAAAGACATTGTAGGCCTGACTGAATCTGAAATGTTAAGTGTTTTTTTTGCTTGAGAATTTGCGTAAACGCAAAAACAGAGGTGACACATGGAACCTATCGCTGTAACTCTCGACAAAGCCTGCGAGCTGACTGCCATCGGTAAAGCGTCGATGGTGAAGCTCATGCAGGATCCCAAATTTCCGGTATTTAAAATCGGAAACAAGTCGGTTATCCCAGTAGCTGGCTTGAGAAAGTATATTGAAACTCTGGGTGCTGAGCACTATGGAGTCGTTTAGGAGGCGGATGGTATGAAAAAGCTTTTAATTATCCTGCTTATGGCCATCTGTGCATGGGAGGCATGGGACTACACCCATCCTCAGCCTGTAGAACGCTACGTGGTTCGTGCTGTGGCTGCAGAGGGTGATACCCTCTGGCATTTAGTGGGTGACACCATGCAGCGCGAAGGAGACCGCCGCGATGTCCGCGAGGTCATCTTTTATACAAAGAAAATCAGCAACCTGAAGGGTGACCTGCAGGTTGGGGACATAGTCCTCATTCCCATTGAGGCATCTAAAAAATGAGAACTGATGCCCGCGGCGTTCACTACGCAGACTGCATGTTTTGCGGTCAAGAATGGATAGTGAGCCGCTTTGTAAAAGAACCGTATGCGTGCCCTTATTGCAGGGCTATGTATAAAAATTTCAATCCACCACAATCAAAAAAGAAAGGTAAGGTGCAAAAATGATTAGAACGAAAACCCATATTTTTATTCAGCGTTTAAATCTTGAAATGCAGAGCCTGCGTGAATACGCAGCTTTGCTGGAACGCTGGAATGATGACGACAACCAAGACGAGGTTCTGCTGGAGGCGGAGCTGGAGATTATTGACCGTATCGGCTCAACGATTAAAGAGATGCGTGAGCTGCAGTCTCATGAATGGTCTGTTATGTACAAAGCTCTGCAAGATTCCGCAGAAAAGAATGCTGCTGATGGTTCCGGTATGCCGAAAGAAGGCGCTTGCAAGGAGGCTGAGTGATATGGCTAGTGTATACGAGCTTGATGCTAAAATCTCTAGCTGCATTCAGCTGGATGAAGAGCACGTTGTCAGTGTTGACGATGGTGAAATCCTGAACCTGCAGCAATTCGAGGCTCTGCAGATGGAGCGCGATGCCAAGGTCGAAGGCCTGGCTTGTTACATCAAAAACAAGCTTGCCGATGCGGAGGCCATCTACGCTGAGATTGACGTCCTTAGTCAACGTGCAGCCATCATGAAGAAGGAAGCCGAGCGCTGCAAGGCTTATCTGGCCGGTGCATTGTACGGCGAGAAGTTTGAAACTCCCCGCTGCAAGATTACGTGGCGCAAGTCCGAAATCTGCAACGTGCTGAATATTGATGCAGTACCTGAAGAGTACAAGCGCACTAAGGTTACTGTTGATGCTGACAAGACGGCAATCAAGAAGGCCATCAAATCCGGCGCTGAAGTTCCGGGCGCTGAAGTTATTCAGAAGCTGAATATGACTTTGAAATGAGATTTGTTATGTTATGCAAGAATTGCCCTCAGTGTAAAACAGTTGGGGTTGGCGATATTTGTACACGTAGCTGGTGCAAATTAAGCAAGCCTGATGCTGCTGGCAGATATTTAGGGCTGGAACCATGGCGCAGTAAGCCGCATCCGAAATGTCCGCTGATGGCAAGATTAAAAGAAAATTACAAGGAGTGATTTTATGGGAATGCCTGTATTGATTTTAGGCGCGTCCGGCTCTGGCAAGTCCACGAGCTTGCGCAACTTTGAGCCGACGGAGGTTGGTGTGTTCAATGTGGCGAGCAAGCCACTGCCGTTCAAGAAGCGGCTGAAGGTCGTAAATCATGCGACGTATCAGGTCATCCAAGAAACGTTGGTGAAGAACAACTTGCGCTGCTACGTTATCGATGACTCGCAGTACCTCATGGCGTTCAACATGTTTGCTCGCGCGAAGGAGACCGGGTATCAGAAGTTTACCGACTGTGCGTTGAATTTCTACAATCTGCTGGCGCTGATCCGCGACCATACGACCGATGATACTATCGTGTATCTCCTGCATCACACGGAGTGCGATGATACTGGTCACATCAAAGCCAAAACTTCGGGCAAGATGCTGGACAATCAGCTCACTCTAGAGGGCCTGTTCAGCATCGTGCTGCTGGCTGAGACCGACGGTAAGGCGCATTGGTTTACCACGCAAAGCGATGGTTTCACTCCCGCGAAGTCACCGATGGAGATGTTCGCACCTAAGATTGACAATGACCTGAAGGCCGTGGATAGCTGTATCCGCGAGTATTATGGATTTAACGAGGAGGCAAAGAAAAATGAAAAAGCTTAACTGGGGAAATGTTGAAGCTGCGAGTGAAGGCTACGCAGCGCCGCCTGCTGGTGGTTATGTACTGGCCATCTGCTCTGTAGAAGACCATGCAGACAAGGAGTACCTGAAAATCTATTGCGACATCGCAGGTGTAGCTGATAAAGCAAACGAGCAGTTTATTGGTTACTATGGCCAGCGCAAGGAACGCAGCGGTGATAAAATCCCGCTGTTCAGTTTCATTCGCAGTTACAAAGATTCTGCACTTGGTTTCTTTAAGGCATTCCTGGTTGCTCTGGAAAAAAGCGGCAACGCTGGTTTTGTAGCTGACCGCTTCGATAACAATGAGCAGCAGTTCTGCGGCATGGTCATTGGCGCTGTGCTGGGGCAGGAAGAGTACGTCTGGAACGACAAGCTCCGTGTGCGTCTGAAGGTAGCGCAGCTCTGTTCCGTAGAGCGCATCCAGAAGGGCGACTTCGAGATTCCGGAACTTAAAAAGGTAGACCTTGCAGCAGTTCCGGTTGCAGCTCCTACCTCCAGCTTGGACAGCTATGGTACCAATATACCGCTGCTCAGTGATGAAGAGATCCCTTTCTAAGTCCGAGCTGCACCTGGACGATATTCGCCCCTTTTTAACTGGTGTAAAAACAAAGCCGGGCGGACATGTTACCGCTACCTGTCCCTTGTGCGGCAAGGCAGGACATTTGCACATCGATGAGAAGAACGGCACGCTGCTGGTCTATTGTCAGAAGTGCAACGCTCCCGGCACGGACATTCTGAGAGAGTTCCGCCGTCTGGGAGCAAAGCCTGCCGAACCGGAGCCTGTAGATTATAAGACGGCAAAGCCTGTTGAGGATTACCGTCATATCTACCGTAATCCCGACGGCACGGAGGCTTATTACAAGCGCCGCCGCAAATGGGCTGATGGGCACAAGGTTTTCGGGTTTGCCTATGTCAATGCCGAAGGGCGCACGGTGTACACCAAGCCTGAAGGATGCAACAACCTCTATAATCTTGACCTTCTGCAAAAGCATGAGCATAAGCGGCTCTACATCGTCGAAGGTGAGAAATGCGCCGACGCAATGACGCAGCACGGGCTGCTGGCTACCACGAGCAATACCGGAGCCCAGAAGGCTATAAAGCTCAGTGCGACGGACAAGGCACTGCTGGAATCTTATGCAGAGCGCATCGTCATTCCCGACAATGACGAGAAGGGCACCGATTATGCTGCAGCCTGGCAAGGCGCAAAGGTCATGGACATAACGAAGCTGTGGCCGGAATGCCCGCCTAAGGGTGACATCGCAGATTACTTTGCTGCCGGTGGCACAGCCGAAGCAATCGAAGCCTACGAGTGGCCTGTGGTGCTCTCTCTGGACAGAGAATTCTTTGAAGGGTGCGACAGGTTCAGCCTTATCAATGAGGCGCTTCTGGAAGCAATAGCGGCGCTCACAGAGCCGTCCAAGCGTCAGCAGGTGCTTTCCATGGCGAGGTTTCGCGCTGGGGAGCTGTGCTGCAAGAGGGAGTTTGAGAGTTGTTGGAAGGCGTACCTGCAGCAGCAGGCAGCTAAGGGTATAAGGTCAGATAATCTGACCAAATTCCCGCAGCAGCTCTTTGCTCTCCGGTGCGGTAACTGGAACACATCAATTAATGGCGTGTATCAAGCGGTACAGGTCGGGACAGAATATAAAAACGAATACGCGAGTCCCATCCCCATCATGCCGACGGAGCTGCTGGTGAACGTGGAGGATGAAACGGAAAAAATTCGGCTTGCGTATTTTAAAAATGGCGGCTGGCAGAGCGTGGTGGTCCCGCGCTCCACGTTAGCCAACAAAAACAAAATAATCCTGCTGGCAGATAATGGCGTTGAAGTCAACAGCGACAATGCCGGTCTGTTAGTGAAGTATCTGGCAGAGGTCATCGCCATGAACCCGGACATCTTGCCGCGGGTAAAGTCGATTGACCACATGGGCTGGTCCGATGCAGGCTTTGTGCCGTACACGGATGAGGTCAAGCTGGACTGTGAGGACCAGTACAAATCTCTGGTGCAGGCAGTCTCCAGCAAGGGCACGCTGGAAGAATGGGCGGCCTATGTCGCACCGCTCCGGCAGAACCTCTATATGCGCCTGATCCTGGCTGCAAGCTTTGCGAGCGTGCTGGTCGAGCGCGTGTCTGCGCTGCCGTTCGTGCTGCATCTTTGGGGCGGCACCGGCAGCGGCAAGACCGTAGCCATGATGGTGGCTGCGTCTGTCTGGGGTAATCCGGGCATGGGCAAGCTGGTTAGAACAATGAATATGACGGTCAACTCTATGATGAGTACGGCGTCTATCCTGCGTAACCTGCCATTTTTCGGCGACGAGCTGCAGACAATCAAGTCAAGATTCGAGAATTATGACACGCTGATCATGCGTGTCACTGAAGGTCTTGACCGTGGCAGGATGACCAATGCAACCTTCCAGCGGCAGAAGTCCTGGCTGAACAGCTTTGTTTTTACTGGTGAAGAGCCTTGCACGAAGAGTCAGTCCGGTGGCGGTGTAAAGAACCGCGTAATCGAAATTGAGTGCAGCCAGCAAATAGTCAGCAATGGTAATGCTGTTGTGAATTTTATCACGCAGCATTACGGCGGTGCTGGCAGGGCGTTTGTTGAAGCGCTGGAAGGGAAGAACCTTGCTGCTGAGTACAATGAGATTATGCGGTTGGTGCTGGAGGTCACGGACACCACCGAGAAGCAGGCTATGGCGATGGCGCTCATGCTGCAGGCGGATGCTATTGCGAGCAAGGCTATCTTTGGTACTCCCGGCGATGTGCTGTCGCCCGAGGACATAGTTGGCTTTGTGAAGAGCAAGGCTGAAGTTGATGTGAGCGAGCGGGCGTTTAACCTTATTGTTGATGTCATCGGTGCCAATGCCGACAAATTCGACACTGAGTTTCACGATTTTGCCGGATATGCCTACTGGGGCAGGCGTAAGAATAATGGCGTAATCCTAATTAATAAAACCGTTCTTGAGGAAGAATTAGAAAAGAAAGGCTTTGACTATGCTGCTCTAAAGAAAAAATGGGCTGAAGCAGGTCATCTGCTGAAAACAACGCAGGGAAAGTTTTACGGACTATATTCCCTGAATCATGTTAGAGCCAATTATGTTGCTCTTTATGTAAAAGGTTAGCAATGTTAGCTAAAGGTTAGCTAAAAAAATAGCTCAACCATGCGGCTTATAAACCTTTAGCTAACATAATAACATTAGCTAACATAATTAGATATATACGTATGGAGTTTTCCACTTTAGACTAGGGCGGAAATAAAAATAATATATATTGATATTCTTTCAAAAATGACGTTAGCTTGTTAGCTAAAACTGAAAAATCGCTCAACCATGCGGCTTATAGGGTTTAAAAAGGTTATCTGGAAGGTTAGCGAGCTAACCTCAAAAGGTCAGCTAAAGGAGGGAAACAATGTTATTTAAAATTTTGAGTACTATGTTACGTGACTTTATTGCAGGGCTGGTTATGGCGGTGGGATGCTGCTGTATGATGGTGGCACAGGCTTTTGTCAAAGCTGCTGTTTGCCTCGCCCGGTTTGCGTGCAAGGTCAATGGGGTGAAATGTGATGTTAAGTAAAATCTGTCTGGTATTTGCAGTGCTGATCAGCATTGTGTGGATAGTGAGCCTGACGGTGTTAGTTGGTTGCGGTGCTGTATGGGCGCTGCAGAAGTTAGGAGGAATGTAAATGTATATCAAAACTAAAAGCGGAGACTATGTGAACACTAAAAATATCGATGCATTAAGAATCGGACGTTATGGTGGCAAATTTAACGTTATTGCAGACTGCACCGGCTATGGCGGCGAATATTGCTTGTACTCAAGTGCCCAGAAGGAAGACGCGCAAGCATATATGACCTTGATGGCGAACCACCTGGATGAAGCAGAAGAAGCTGCAACCATGCAGTACCCGCGTTGCGCTATCCTCAAGGTGTCGGAGGCTACTGTTGATGCAATGCGTTATAGCTATCGCAATCGCCCGCTCCAAAGCGAGCCGCAGCATGCAGCCAGCAAGAACACTAAGCTGTCCGCAATGCTGACTGCACTGGTCGATGACTTTGCCGCGTCTGGTGATCCTGACAATCTTCTGAAAATCAACGCGTATATCCGTATGTATCTGCAGCAGGAGGCTAACCATGAATAAACAATATCTGATGTTGAATCTGGAGTCTGACACCTTTAAGGGCATGAAGGCCGATTTCGATGAGCTCCTGCAGCAGCTGCTGGAGAAGCTCTTTGCTGGCCGTATTGCTGATGGCTCTATCAGCATGAAGCTGTCCGTCAGCTTGACTGAAACCTATTCCGAAACAATGGGCAAGGACATTTCTGTACCGCTGTTCAAGCACAAGGTTACCGCCAATTACACGGAGAAGCTGGAGAATGCCGGTGCTGTATCCCTGCCTAACACGTATCTGGAATACGACGAAGACCTCGGGGAATTTGTTTTGAAGCCTTGCGGCGGCGAGCAGGACATGTTCGCGGAGCAGGAGGCTGAGGCTGATGAAGTAACTGTCGACGTTAAAGCCATTCCGCAGGATTGCCACCGTCCCCTGCAGCTGCGTGATCCTATGTGCAATGACTGCGCTAATCGCGATACCAGCGCCTGCGACCATTGCGATGGCTGCGACAAGTGGGAGCCGACGGTAAAATGATACCGCTGCGTCCCTACCAGCAGGAGCTGGTGGATAATATCCGCAGAGCAATCGGTCAGGGGCGGCACAGCGTGTGTGCGGTGTTGGGCTGCGGCGGTGGTAAGTCCGTTATTCAGGGCAACATCGCCGCCAGCGCCACGGCACGCGGCAACAGGGTGCTGTTTGTGGTCCACCGCAAAGAGTTGTGCCAGCAGATTACCAACACATTTACTGCATGCGGCGTAGATTTCTCGCTTTGCACAGTGGGCATGGTGCAGACAGTCTGCCGCAGGCTGGCTAAAACGCCGGAACCGAAGCTGATTCTTGTCGACGAAGCACACCACATTCTGTCGCAGAGTTATTTGTCTATCCTGCAGCATTTTCCGGGAGCTGTAGTCTTAGGCTTTACCGCCACACCGCAGCGGATGAACGAGGGCGGGCTGGGAGCCGTATTTGAAGAGCTCATCGAATCAGTGTCGACAGAGTGGCTCATCCAGAACCATTATCTGGCTCCCTACAAATACTACGGTGTGCAGCTGGCGGATGCCAGCAAGCTGCATACTAAACGCGGCGACTACGACAAGGCCGAAGTTGAAGCTCTTATGAATAAGCGTGCCATCTTTGGCAGTGCTGTTGAGAACTGGCTGCAGCTGGCCAAGGGCAAGCAGACCATAGTGTACTGCTCGTCTATCGCCACCAGCGAGGGCACAGCGGCCGCTTTTAGGGAGCAGTGGATAAATGCTATGCACCTTGACGGAACGACGCCGCAGGCGCAAAGACAGGCCGCCGTAGAGGGGTTCCGACGCGGTGAGGTCACGGTCCTTTGCAACGTTGATTTGTTTGGCGAGGGCTTTGACGTGCCTGACTGCGATTGCGTGGTGCTGATGCGGCCTACCAAGTCGCTCACGCTGCACATCCAGCAGTCGATGAGGTCGATGCGTACCAATCCCAACAATCCGGATAAGGTTGCGCTGATCCTGGACCATGTGGGCAATTTCACGCGGCATGGTCTGCCGGATGACGTGCGAGAGTGGTCGCTGGAATCCAAAGCCAAGAAGAAAAAGCAGGAGCTCAGTGTCAAGCAGTGCCCGAATTGCTTTGCCGTGGTCAAATCAGCAGTGCAGGAATGTCCCTATTGCAAGTACGTGTGGGAGAAAGAAGAGCGCGAAGGTCCGGAGGTCGTGGAGGACATCATCCTGCAGGAAGTCGCGCGAATGCCGTATAGCAAGCATATCGAGTGCAAGTCATGGGCGCAGCTGGAGTTGTTCCGCGCTACGCACAAACGTGCTGATGGAAAGGTTTTTAAATTCGCCTGGTCGCTGCACAAGGCGGTGGAGCTGGGGCTGGCAGTACCGGAACGGTACCGCAGTGCAGCTATCCGCCTGCTGCGTCAGGATGAATACAGGAGGTTAAAGTTTGAATAAATCTGAAGCTCAAATCATGAAGGAGATTGAGGTTGCGGTGTCTGCCGCAGGGCACAAGATTTTCCGCGTCAATGTGGGCGAGGGCTTTTTGTACCGCACGCAGCCGACGCAGGCGACGCTTGACCTTGAGAACAAGCGCAGCCGCTGGTTCAGGAGTGGACCGCCGCAAGGCTACAGCGATTTGTCTGGCGTAGCGTATCCGTCGGGCAAGGCAATTTTTATCGAGTGTAAGACGGCAACAGGCAAGCCGACGCTGCAGCAGTGCGTGTTCCTGCTGGCGATGTTGGCAGCGGGTGCCAATGCCGGTATCGCACGCAGCACCGAGGAGGCGCTGGCGATTTGCGAGATGACGGACGACCTGCGTCAGAATATGGGGGAGTATATCCATGGCTGGTTGGTTAAGCTTAGGCAGCGTGGTAAGTGATCCGTGGCCTGATTGTGCCGACAGCGAGTTCTGGGGGCAGCTGCTACCAAGCGCTGCCCGCCATGATCACAAGCTGTATGTTAAGCTCATCGGCCTACGCTTTGCCGGAGCATAGCTGCTGCCTAGCGCACGCTTTGGCCTGCGTCTGGTCATGGCTAACAAGGCGACGGTGACTCAGCAGGAGGCGAGGGAGCTGCTTGCTCCCCACTCTGAGCTGCTACTGAATTTATTTATACACATAGGAGGTGGCGCAGGTGGACAACAAAAAACTGATACATGACACTGTTGTGGCAACGCTGGCTGCCTTAAATAGCCAGCCTAAGCCGCAGGATTGCTACAAGGCAACGGAAGCAAGGCTGTATGCGTACTCGACGCTGCGTGCGAACATCGAGCAGTACCAGCTTGATATCCGCGACCTGAAGGCGGAGCGTGTCACGGATAAATCTAAAGACATTACCTGTTGGGGCGGCGCAAGTTCTCGCTTGACTCCTGAGGAGAAGCAACAGGCACGTATTATGGCCGTGGAAGTTAAGCTGGCGCGTGATCAAGCGGAAGTTGATAAAATTGACCGCATCTTGAACAGGCTGGAAGCAAGCGAGGATGCAGTGGCGGTAGACCTTATCCGTCAGGCGTATTTTTCTGGCGTATCTTTGGAAGATATCGCAATGCATGAAGGTGTGTCGCTATCGACCATCCAGCGCAGACGTACACGTCTGGTGCGGCAGCTGGCGTTAATGTTATATGGAGCGGAGGCGTTGATGTGAGATTCGTAGATTTTTTCGCAGGAATCGGCGGTATTCGCTTAGGCTTAGAGCAAGCCGGGCATAAATGCGTCGGCTTCTGTGAGTTTGATAAGTACGCCAGGACGGCGTATAAAGCTATGTACGATACGGAAGGAGAGTGGGAATCACATGACGTACGAACAGTTAAGCCTTATGATGTTCCAGCCGCCGACCTCTGGTGCTTCGGCTTTCCGTGCCAAGACATCAGCGTCGCAGGCAAGCAAAAAGGCCTGCAAGAAGGTAAGCGAAGCGGATTGTTTTACGAAATTATGCGACTGCTTGCCGGCCGTAGGCAAGAAGATAGACCTAAATGGCTGCTCATTGAAAATGTTAAAAATTTACTTAGCATTGGAAACGGATTTGATTTCGCGCGGCTGCTGTGTGAAGTGGGGGGGCACGGGTATTCTCTCCAATGGGACACTCTCAACAGCAAAGACTACGGTGTTCCCCAAAACAGGGAGCGCGTGTTCATTGTCTGCTATCTTGGAGACATCAGTAGCCGAAAAATATTTCCTATCCGACCAACAGACGGCGAGAATCCTTGCAAACTCAACGAGATAACACAAGGAGTTGCCGATGCTCAAAGAATCTATGACGGCGGCGGATTAGCGAGAACGCTTAAAGGTGAAAGCGGTGGGCAGGGTGGTAAAACAGGCTTGCATGCTGTACGTTTTCGCTATACCGAACGTGAAGAAAAAAGCAGAGAAAAGGGCCGTATGGAACATGTAGAAATTGCCAATGCCTTAACGTCGAAACATTGCGGCGACCAAACAGCGGATTGCAGTAATGGCGTTGTCTGTATGAGCATCAAAGAGCAGAAATTGCAAGAGGAATTTGATACCGCTCCGACAATTGATACAGATTGCAGAAACAATTTGACACGTAAGCAGACCTGCTGTGCAGTGCTAACTCCAGACTGTGCAAAGAAACGTCAGAACGGCAGACGCATAAAAGAGCCAGACGAGCCTAGTTTTACTTTAACTGCACAGGATAAGCACGGCGTAGCAATATACCAGCGTCCACGCGGATACAACAAAGGCGGTATGCATGATGTAGCTCCTGCATTATCGATAAGCGCTTGGCAGGAAAACAATTTGTTGGCTGATGGCATCCGCATCAGACGCTTAACTCCTCGTGAGTGCTGGAGATTGCAAGGTTATCCCGATGAATACTTTGACAAAGCGAAAGCGGCAGGTATCAGCGATACTCAACTGTATAAGCAAGCAGGAAACGGCGTTACTGTTAATGTGGCACGTGCTATCGGCGAAAGGTTAAAGGAGATTGAGAAAAATGAAACTCTATGAAGCGGTGTGGTTGAGTTGCAGGGAAGAGGTGACGCCGATATTATGATTAATTTATATCCCGCAATTGCTGAAAAATTGCATGTCCCTGTTGGCAAGGAGTTTAAGCTCAAACCTAAGCGTGGCGGAGTATATCCGGCGCAGTACCGTTTCAGTGCTGATGATTTGGAGTACCGTCCAAGCCAGTGCTGCCATTGGTCAAGCATTACTAATCAGCCCATGCAGATGCGTATTTTTCTGGCTTTGCTGCGTGGCGGTGTGGAGGTAGTAAAGGAGTAAAGGCATGGAGTGGAATGAAGAATTAGAGAAAAAACTGAAACGCCATGGCGAATTCTGGCACGCGGAAAATCTTGCATCGAGTATTATATTCGACGGCCGTCGCGCGCTTGAACACTATACTGCCGATGAAATGCGTACGAAATTTGAGCCTATAGCAAAGCAGTACAGAGAAAGCGGGCGCTTTATCAACTGTCTGGCATCTGATGCCTTGGTGATGTACTGCAAGGAGCAGGGCTATAAATGGGAGTGGTACCCACCTAGCCCGTTGGGAGAGTATTGGTTTGTGCTGCCGAAAGAGGATTTATTTTAGGAGGTGCTAAAAGATGAGTAAAAATTTAATACCGCAAATAGCCGAAATGTTGGGCGTGGCGCTAGGTGAAGAATTTAAGGTAGTGTATAAAACACGCTTTGAAATAATTTGCAACTTTACCATGGCAGGGTTGTTTGTCCATAAAGGCGATAGCGGCAGATATGAAAAAGAGCTGTTGGCAGACATTATTTGCGGTAAAGCTGCAATCGTCAAACTGCCGTGGAAACCGAAAGAAAGAGACATCTTTTATTCTTTTGACTTTACATACAGCAAATGGGTTGTTTGCTCATATGTGTGGTTAAATTCCCCTCGCGATTATGCTCTGCTAGGCAAAGGCTGGGTATACCGCACAGAAGCTGAAGCGCAAGATGCACTGCCTAAAGCGGCTGCCGAATTTGGTGTGGAGTACCAATTATAAGAGAAAACTGTAACATGTTGCAAAAATCTCTTGTAAAAATTAAAAGCAGGAATTGTTTTAAAGGAGGATTGTTATGATTACATATAGAGAATTTACATCGTTTATTAATGATGAACTTGTTCGCGTAGGAACTTTGTTTACGGAAAAACAGCAGCAGTATTCTGCTGGCGCTGATCCGCTGTCAAACTTCCGCACCGGTGCATTGCTGGAGCATCATGATGGTGGCTATGACATGATGTATGATGTGGCTAAGGGATATCTGAATAAGCACATTGCTTTCCTCTATGACCATGGTATTGCTGACAAAACGGAAGAATCCTTGCGTGACATGGTGGTCTATGGTCTGATTATGTTGTACATGGTCAAGAAGCACAAGGAATGGCTCGCACAAGTGAAGGAGTGAGGCTAGTGAGCAGTAAACGTAAACTTAAGCGCCGCAATCCTGCGCCGGTGGCAGGCTTTAAATACGAGCGCATGTGCCAGGCTGTGTCCGAGCAGGCTATTTATCGTGTGCTGTCTGTTGCGATTGATATCCTCTGGAATGATTTCGGTGGTCTGCAGCGCAAGGACCAGCGTCTGAAGTTCTTCGCAGAGACGTTCCGTGAGCGTCTGGAAGTTGTAGACCAGGGCTTTACGCCGACGCAGCAGGCAGCTATGGATGAGCTGCAGCGCCAGGCTGGTTATAGCGTAGTATTTAATGCAAAATAATTCAGCGACCGCTCATCGTGTGGTGGGCGGTCTTATTTTTTGAATAAATGACTTGACTTTTTGCAACCCATAAATTAAAATAAAGCTGTGGCCAAAAGTGAGGTGAAAAATATGAGCCCACGAACAGGTAGACCTAAAGCAGAAAATCCCAAAAATATTCAGTACAGTGTGCGTTTGGATGATGCTACTGAAGCTTTACTTACTAAGTATTGTACAGAGCATAATATTACAAAAGGAGAAGCAATACGCCGAGGAATTCATTTGCTTTTAGGCATAAAAAAATAAGACATCCGTTGACCCTGAGAAAGTACGCGAATGTCTTATTCCAGACGAGGAGCTATCCTCGTGAAATATTCTATCATGAGATAGCTCCTTTTTCAAGAAAGGGAGATAATTTTATGGAATTACAGACATTTCAGCACGAACAATTTGGAAATTTGAGAATCATGGATGAGGACGGTGTTATTTGGTTCGTTGGTAAAGATGTTGCAGCGATTCTCGGATATAAAGATACGTCAGACGCTATGAAAAAGCATGTTGATATTGAAGATAAGCTGACTCGGCGTTTTGCCGACTCAGGTCAAAATCGTACTATGTACATCATCAACGAATCCGGCTTATACTCGCTCATCCTTTCGTCTAAGCTCCCAGCGGCGAAGTCATTCAAGCGTTGGGTGACAAGCGAAGTTCTTCCGTCCATCCGCAAGACTGGCAAGTATGAATTTATTCCGCACGGCGAGGACGATGAGCCTATAACCGATGTGACGCAGCTTGAGTTTGACCAGCGCATCCGTATCGCGACAATTATTGCAGGATGCCGCAGGGAACGCCTGCCGATGGTGGCCAAGATTCTCTCACTTGATTTTGACGAATTTACACAGCTGCTGCCGCAGAATGCTTCTGATGCAGAGCAGCTTGCGTATCAGTACATCACTAGCGTTTATGATTCCATGCAGCGCGATACGCCAATTCAGTATTTTTACAACGGTTATGCGAAGTGGTGCATGGAGCAGGGCACAACGGCTCTGAATAAAACAGCTCTCGGGAAAGTATTTAAAAAGTATTTCCCTGTGCAGGCAGTCGCTACTTCTTACTACGAAGGTGGTCAGCGCATATTTGGTTGCGTTCGCTGCTATCGTAAGATGGGAGGTGCTGCAAAATGACCTACAAAGACCTACCCGCAAGCATTAGAAACCAGGTCGAAGAACTTGAAATCAGTATTGATAATAAGACTCAGTGTCTTGATACGTTGTACGCTTTGTTCCCAGACAAAGAAACGGTTATCACTATGCTGGTTGAAAAGTACGCCGAACAGCGGCAAAAAGAACTTGCTACTGAGGAAGCTCTGCGCAAGGCTGGCTATAATGTAGCAGAGTTGCGTGTTGCTTATTGGAATGCTTAACTAAAGGATAAGTACTCAAAAAAACGAATAGATCCACCACGATTGAAAACCATCGAGTCCCAGCTTGATGGTTTTATTTTTTTGAAAAAATGACTTGAAGCCGTGAAAAAAATGCGGTATAATATAACCACGGAAAAGTGTCGATAAAAACGGCATTTGCCTGTCCCTTTCTGTTGCGAAGCGGTGCGTATAAGACTAAGGCGCACCGCTTTATTATATTGTGTATGTAGCGTCTGGCTTTTAGCCGGGCGCTTTTTTTATGCCCGGAAACCGTAACCCAAGGGACGGGACATCCCTTTCTGTTCTCAAATCCTCAGCGGCAGTCCGGGCACCAATAAATGACTTGCAATTATCGTAGGAGTGAGTTAATATGCTTATAAGACCTTTAATTCTCGCAGCACGAATTTTGGATGACGATTATCCGAAAGACCCGAATCCTGAAAATTGGCGTACTATCAATGGAGCCAGGGTACATGTTGATGGCGAAGGTAATGCTGATGGAGGCGCAGGTGGTAGGTTCAATGGCAATAAATTCGGTGAAGATTGGCGTTCTGGTCAGCGTAGCGCATTGTTACAGGCAGCTTCTATTTTGGCTAATAAGGAAGAAGCAAAGAAGCCTAAGTCTAAGCGCCAAAATTCGCAAGAACACTTGGTTGATTACATTAAACATCAGCTGAATTTTGATGTATCAGAATATAGGGACACAAAATATGAAAGCAGAGGAACGATAAATTTAGACTGGAAGCGTATGCCAAGGAACATCAAGGCGCAGATTACTAACCTAGCACTGAGATACAAGAAGTTTGACATTTTGGACAATGGTGGCTTAGGCGTAACGTTGAAGCCATACAAGCAGAACAGGGAACCTGTTGTTTCTACTGCGTTATTTTAAGTGATGAATAAGAAGATGAGTAAATCTATGTACTTTTGACCTGAGCTGCTATGCTCAGGTTTTTTATTTTAAAAGAATAGAGGTGGTGTTTATGAATGCCTAAAGGGGATAATCCAAATAGCAGAGCTAATTTGGTGAAAGGAAAACCATTTAACGAGGAAAGAGCGAGGATAGCTGCTCAAAAATCCGTGGAGAAGCGTCGTAAGCTCCGTACCTTCCGTGAGCTTGACGAAGACTTTACAACGGACGATGAGCGCCTTATTATGCTAAATGCGCTCAAAGCCAAAGTTAAGCAGGGTAGCATCAAAGCCTTTGAAGTGTATCGAGACACCATGGGCATGAATCCTAAAGAACCTGAACAGTCTCAATATGAGGACGATGGCTTTACCGACGCAATCAAACGCAGTGCAAAGGATGTGTGGAAATAATGGGCATCGTTGGCAGGCTGCGCAGTATTATCAAACCTGTTATCAAGTTCTTTGAGTTTAGTAAAAAACAAATGCAAATCTTGACGTGGTGGTGTGAGGACTCTCCCTACCACGATTACAATGGCATTATAGCTGACGGCTCCATCCGTGCTGGTAAAACGGTAGCGATGGCCGTCTCTTTTGTTATTTGGGCTATGGATACCTACGATGGCCAGAACTTTGCCATGTGCGGTAAAACCGTAGGCAGCTTCCGGCGTAACGTCTGGAAATGGCTCAAGCCTGTACTGCTGGTGCGTGGCTATCAGGTGGAAGAATCACGCACGGAAAACCTTATCGTGATAGCTCGCAAGCAAGGCAGCACAATGAAGCTGAATTACTTCTACGTGTTCGGCGGCCGCGACGAATCCTCGCAGGACCTCATCCAAGGTATTACGTTGGCTGGTCTGTTTTGCGATGAGGTTGCGCTCATGCCGGAGTCATTCGTTAATCAGGCATCTGGCCGCTGCTCTGTGCCGGGCGCTAAGCTGTGGTTTAACTGCAACCCGGACAGCCCGATGCACTGGTTCCTGTTGCGATGGATTGAGAAGTGCGACGAGAAGCGCTTGCTGCATATCCATTTCCTGATGAACGACAATCCGTCGCTATCCGACGAGGTGCGTGAACGTTACCGGACAATGTATTCCGGTGTGTTCTATCGACGCTTCATTCTAGGCGAGTGGGTAATGGCGCAGGGCGCTATCTATCGTGATGCGTGGAGTGATGAGCTGCTTTTTGGTGATGATCAGCTGGAGTATTTGCTCAAAAATCTGCACATCATGAAGCGCTCTATCACGATTGACTATGGTACAGTCAATCCTATGGTTTATCTTGATGTGCTCGATGATGGTACAGATTTGTGGTTCATCCGCGAGTATTATTGGGACAGCCGCGCCGAGGAAAAGGAGAAGGACAACAGCCAATACGCAGACGACCTGCTTGAGTTCGTCCGTGGCGTGGAGATGTGGCCGACAAATGTGGTTATTGACCCATCTGCAGCAAGCTTTAAAATTGAGCTGCGCAATCGTGGGCTGCGTGCGAAGGAGACGGTGGAAACAATCAACGCCGACAATGATGTCATTGAGGGCATCCGCAAGGTGAACACGCTGCTAACCCGTCGCCGCATCCATTTTTATTGTGGCTTAGTGCACACGCTGAAGGAGATGCAGTCCTATTGTTGGGACGACAAGGCTCTGCAGCAGTCTGGTAAGGAGAAGCCTATTAAAGTAGCTGACCATGCGCCTGATGCGGTGCGCTACTATGTATCAACAGTCATCAGGCCAAGGAGGATAGCAAATGTCTAACAGAAAACGCAGGCGCGCCCTGGACAAAGCTCCTGAGCCGCAGCCAATACGCAGCAGGGCGCTCGACGCTTTTAGCAATGTACTGGCTCGTTTGGGCGCTGGCACTCCGAACCTGTTGGAAGGCACGGAGTACAGTCTGCAGCGCATGTCGCGTGATTTTAATACTCTAAATGCTCTCTATCGTGAGAGCTGGATTGTCCGTCGCATCATCGACGTTATCCCGGCGGACATGTTGAAGAACTGGATAACGATTACCAGCGGCCTGGACCCCGATGTAGAGAAGCGGCTCAGTCTTACCCTGCGCCGTACTCAGCTCATTGACAAGCTTAAGCGTGGCATGCAGTGGGGCAGGCTCTATGGTGGCGCTTTGGGCGTACTGCTAGTCAAACACCAAGGCTACGACCTTAGCCAACCGCTGCAGCTTGACTGGATAATGCCTGGGGACTTCGCAGGGCTGCTCATCTTCGACCGCTGGAACGGAGTTAACCCATCCAGTGAGCTCATCGAAGATATTAGTGATCCTGATTACGGCTTCCCGAAGTATTACACTGTAACTGATCCTGCCGGTGGTGGTTCTGTAAAAATTCATCATAGTAGGGTAGTTCGCTTCACTGGCAATACGCTTCCGTTTTGGGAGGAAATAGCAGAGATGCAGTGGGGCGCGTCTGTCGTTGAGTCAATTTTTGATGAGCTGCGTAAGCGTGATAATGTGAGCTGGAACATTGCGCAGTTGACCTTCATGGCGAACATCCGCGTGCTAAAGATGCAGGACTTAGGTCAGCTTCTGGCGGCAACGGACAACGAGTCGCAGGCTGAGCTGCTGCGAACGCTGGAAGCGCAGAACATGCTGCTGAACAATATGGGCATGCAGGTTATGGATGCTGCAGATGGTCTGGAAACACACCAGTATACTTTCGGCGGCCTTGCTGACTGCTATCAGCAGTTTATCATGGACATCAGCGGCGCTGCTGAAATTCCGGTGACGCGTCTGTTCGGGCGCTCGCCCTCCGGTCTTAATGCTACAGGCGAGAGTGACCTGCAGAATTACTACGACATGATAGCTGAGAAGCAGGAGTCTTATCTGCGTCCTATCCTGAACAAAGTGCTCCCGCCGTTCATTATATCGACGCTAGGCAGCCTGCCGGACGACTTTGATTTTGAATTCGACCCGGTTGCAGAGCCTACGGACAAAGAGCGCGCCGACCTTGCCAAGTGCGGCACCGACAATGTTGTGGCTGCCTACAATGCCGGTCTTATCTCTCAGCGCACTGCCCTGAAGGAGCTGAAGCAGCAGAGCGAGCGCACCGGTGTCTGGACGAACATCACCGATGAGGACATCGAGCGCGCATCTGATACTGTGGAGCAGCCTGGTGAGATGGGCGGAATGTTTGGCGACATGGGCGGTGGCGAAGAATCGCCACAGCAGGCACGTGCTCCCGTCAGGCAAGGAGTAGGGGATGCGGAGTGGGAAGAATCGGAGCATCCAAGAGATAAAAATGGAAAGTTTTCGTCTGCTGGCGGAAATAGCAACTTGAATTCTAGCGCCGAAGATGTTAAGATTAAATTAGCAAAAGCAAAGAAGTACCCTGAATTAACTAAGCAATTACAAAGTTTAGGGCTTGCTTCTGCTCATGATGAAGCTATGGAACCAGTAAGAATTCAAATTGTTGATCCTGGTATTCATGGCAGCAAGAGATTAGCAAAAAGAGGTATAACACTTGCTGATGCTCAATCCTATGTTGACAATGCAATTGTTATGTTCAAACAAAGCGCAGATAAATATTTGTTTATAGCTGATAATGGCTCGTCTGTTGTGATTGTTGATGGTAGATTATCAACAGCTTTTCCTGCGTCGTGGTATGACGAAAAACAGTTAAGAAAAATTGAGGTGATTAAAGAATGGATGCAGAAAATGAAATGATGGTATATTGCCCGATTCTACAGAAGAAAATTTACGATGGTGATTGTTACGAAATTGTTCACTGTGGGTATGGTGAAATAAAAAAAGACCTGCATCCAGAAATCACTGATTGGACTGTTGCTATTAATGCGTGTGCTAAGTGTGGAAATAACTAAGGAGTAACCTTAAGCGTAGTTAGAAGTTTTCTAGCTGCGCTTTTTTATTGGAGTAATAAAATGAAAAAATTTAAAATGCCGCGAGTCATTGAGCGCTCTTATGCCAGCGCCATTGACCGCCTGATGCAAGGACTGAAGCGTGAGTTATCTCACGTTGCCAGTCCTTTTTTTATTGCTGACATAATGCGTCGGCTGGCACGTTCCCCGACTTTTATTCGTGCCTGCGACCAAATCGCGCGCTCGATGGCCACGCATCTGTTCCGCGACGGGCATAAGACGTGGCGTGCTGCAGCAGCTGAGGGCAGTAAGGGACGAATCATTCGCACCGCTCTACAGCGCGAGCTTGCCTCACCACGCGTCGCAAAAGTGTACGAGGGTATAATCAGTCGCAACGCTGAATTAATCCGCTCTATGCCGCTCACGCTGGCTGACAGGGTGGCTCACAAAGTCGCAGAAGGTTATGAGCAAGGCTTGCGACCGGAAGCGATGATAGACGATATTCTCAAGGAGTACCCGCACATGACCGAAGCTCATGCAAGGCTCATCGCTCGCACGGAAACGTCTAAAGCCAGCACTGCACTGACGCAGGTGCGTGCTGCTGAGGCAGGGCTTGAGTGGTACGTCTGGCGGACGAGCGAGGACTCTCGTGTACGTTCTGCTCATGCTCATATGGATGGGGTGATTATCCCTTGGAGCGATGCACCGGCGCCGGAGTTACTCAACCATGAGAAGTCGCAGGGGTATTACCATGCGGGGAACATTTATAATTGCCGTTGCTATCCTGAACCGCTTATCAGGTTTGACCAGGTGGCGTGGCCTGCAAAGGTGTACCGCAACGGCAAAATCGAGCGCATGGGCATAAAACAATTTAGGAAACTACTACCTGGAGGTGAGCTATGAGCAAGGCATATTTTGGCTCACGAATCTCCGACCACATCCTCAAAACGCCGGAAGGCTTCTTGATCTGCAAGGATGTTCCGATTGCTCGTACCGGTACGCAGCAGTATCGAGGCTGCGAGTTTGGCGGTCCGGTTGCTGATAGCATTTATAATGTTCAGCGTCCTGAAGCTGAAGTCTTTGACCGTGCTGCCGTGGCAAGCTTTGAAGGCAAGCCAGTATGCGATGAGCATCCGGAAGAAGATGTAACTCCCGATAACTATGGGCGGTACATGAAAGGCGTGTGCCGTGATGTGCGTCGAGGCGATGGCGACCTAAGTAATTGCTTGGTCGCTGATTTGGTTATTTATGATGCTGACCTTATCAATAAGATTGAGGCTGGCAAACGCGAGATATCTTGTGGCTATGACTGCTTGTGGAATCCGACGAGTGACTCCAGCTATGATCAGCTGGAAATCCGCGGTAACCATGTAGCGGTTGTTGATAGAGGCAGGGCGGGGCACAAGGTTGCCATCCGTGACACTGCCGACGATAAAAAAGGAGGTACAAAAATGTCTAAATCTTTGATCGGACGGATCCTGAGAGCGTTGGCTCGCGACGAATCTACTACACCGGAGGACATGGAGGCTGCTGCAAAGCTTGCAGGCAGCTCTGACGCTGAACCGCATCCTCAGCCTGCACCAGCTCCTGCGCCTGCTGCTCCAGCAACACCTGCGCCTGCTGCTGTGCCGCAGCCTGAAAATAAACCTGCTGCTATGGACGAAGCTACCGAGGCACGCTTTAAGAAAATTGAGGACGCGCTGGAAGCTATCAGCTCTAAGCTGAATCCTGCGCAGCCTGCTGCTGTGCCTAAAAAGGACGCTCTGGACGCGCTGGAGGAAGAGCTCCAAAACAAAGCACCCGCTGCTGAACCAGCTCCTGCTGGTGATGAGGATGATGTAATCGAGCCGCCGGAAGATATTAATGCGCAGGATGCAGCGCCGGAGGAAGATGTTGAGGGCGAGTGTGCACCTGATGCTAAAGAAGCACGTGACGCAGCTATGGCTTTAATCAAAAATCTGAAGCCTGCTGTTGCAGCTATCCCCAATGAGGCTCAGCGCAAACGTGCGGCCGACTCTCTGGCTATCCTCATCAAAGGTTCCATGCAGCAGGATGCTCAATATGGCGAGCTGATGCAGATGCGTCGCCGTTCCGTCGCGCAAGACAGCAAGCCTGATGATTACGCTCTGGGACGTGAGATTGCAAAAAAATATAATCCGCATTATAAAAATCGTTAAGGAGGCAAAACGATATGAGTGGTAAAGCAATTGGTATCTCTATGAATTTTGGCTATCCCGGTAACTACGCCCGCACTCCGGACGATATCGTGGCTAGCCGTCTGTTAAACGAAGAAAGCGAAGCTATCCCATTTGGTGCTGCTGTCTGCATTAAAGATGACAACACTTATGAAGCTGTGGGCGCTGCCACTACTGCTGCTGATGTCGCTGGCATTGCGCTGCGTGTTGTTAAGCAGGCAGTATCTTATGCAGAGCAAAATAAAACCGAGTATCAGCCCGGTCAGTATATGTCTGTCCTGGAACGCGGCGCTGCTACTGTTGTATGTAATGTTGGCACTCCTAAGGCCAATGGTAAAGTTTACGTGCGCGTTAAAGCTAATACTTCTATCGCTAATGGCGTAGTTGGTGGTTTTGAAGCTGCAGCTGACAGCACTAACACCATTGAAATTCCGAATATGCGCTGGACTAGCGGCGCAATAGATGCGAATCGTGTCTGCGAGGTTACTCTGCTGACTCGTGCTTCTGCGTAATATAAGGAGGTATAAATAAGATGACAACTGGAAGATTTGGCTTTTATAGCCCGGACGCTGGCATGCGTAATCTGGGTAATTTTGCCATGCAGAATGGTGGTCGTAAAAGATTCCGCGGTTCTGCATGGGATGCTGCTGCCAGCTCCGGCATGGCGTACATTACAGGCGAACTTGAAAAGGTTGATCCTAAGCTGCGCGAACCGCTGGCCAGCGTAACCTGGCAGCGCGATATTGTCGCTAAGACTGGCGGCGGCTGGGTAGAATTCACTTCTACCTTTGATGTTGACTATGCAACTTCTGGCGCAAATGCTAACAGCATTACTGCTCCTGGTGCTACTACAATTCCTGTAATGCAGGTCAACACCAATAAGAACATGTTCAAGGTATCCACCTGGATGCACGCTATGCAGGTACCGTTTATTGACCAAGCGAAGATGAAGCAGATTGGCCGTAATCTGGAAGATTTGCTGGATAAGGGCGTTAAACTCAACTACAACAAAACTCTTGACCTCAATGTCTACAACGGCTTCAAGGAGGCAGGTACTACTGGCCTGCTGAATGATCCAGAAGTTGTTACCTACACTGTGGGTAATGGTGCAAATGGCACTCCCGCATGGAACACTAAAACCGCGGATGAGATCCTGCATGACATCAACAATGCGCTGGTGGATGCATGGGCTGCATCCGAGTACGACATGAAAGGCATGCCGAATCATATTCTGATTCCGCCTAAGCAGTATGCTTACATCACCATGCAGAAGGTTTCCGAAGCTGGCAACATCTCCATCATGGAGTATCTGATGCAGAACAATATTGCTAAAGAGCAGGGCGGCTCTATCACCATTGAGCCTTGCCGTTGGTGCATCAAGGCTGGCACCGGTCAAAAAGACCTTATGATGGTCTACGTCAACGATGAGGATATGGTTAACTTCGACTTGACTGTGCCTATCACCCGCGCGTATACTCAACCGTCTGTTGAGCGTGCCGCTATCCTGACTTTGTTTGCAGCGCAAATCGGCCAGGTTAAATTCATGTATTACCAACCTGTCGCATACCACATCGGTATCTGATTAGGCAATATTCTAGCCAGGCGTTTATCGTCTGGCTTTTTTATTTGAGGAGGACAATCAATGGTTATTTTAACTAAAAAACGCTTTGGTTTTGTGAAGCAGGACGGTACTGAACGCATTGATGCGGAACGCTTTTTGACTAAGGGTGGAATGGAAATTGAGGATGCTCCCGATTGGATTGCAACTGATCCGCTGTATGCGCTGGCTGTTGAATCTGGCGACCTTGTGCCGGTCAATGGTAAAACTCCGAAGGCTGAGGCAGAAGCTGTTGCCAAAGCCAAGCAAAGCAAAGCGGAGGATAAAAGCGAATAAGGAGGTGCGTTATGTACCATCCGTTGATTGCGCAGGCGAGCAATATCAAAACGCAGGAGAATCCTTCCTACACCAAGGAGGACTTCCTGGCATTCTATCCACAGTTTGCTGAGCCACTGCCGGAAATAGTGCTAGACAACTTTGTAGAGCTTGGTCAGGCGTGTGTAAGCGAGCAGCGCTATGGCAAGATGTGGAGGATGGCCATCGGACTATTCATCGCCCATATGTGCACCCTTTACATGCAGTCTGCTGCAGACCCGGGGGCACCTGCTGCTGATATCCTTGCCGCAGCTCAGGCCGCTGGCGTTGTTACGAGCGAGTCTGCTGATGGTGTGTCCTATTCCATGGATACGTCAGCGCTTTCGCAGGACCTTGCAGGTTGGGCGGCGTTCCGGTTGACTGCGTTTGGCGTGCAGTTTGCCACTCTGGCGCGTTTTGCTGGCAAGGGAGGCATGTATGTATGGTGAGCGTAAAAACTTCCCATAGAACGGCCAACGGTGGCCTACAGGGACTAATGGACAGAGTGCAAGTTTTGAGCAACAACAAGCTCTATGTGGGTATCCCGCAGGAGAAAACATCTCGTGGCGATGAGCCTATCAATAATGCGAGCCTGCTGTACATCCATACTCATGGCATCCGGCGTAAATCCATGCGTGAGGAAATGCAGGGCTATATGGATCAGGGTATGGAGTACAGCCTGGCTTATCAACTGTATGTTCAGACACACGGTTCGCCGCTTTGGCACGCTCCACCGCGTCCGGTTATTGAGCCGGCCATCGCCAAGCACCACCGTGAGATTGCAGAAGAATACGCTAAGGCTGTAAAGGCTGTTATGACTGGCGATGGAGCGAGGGCTGATGCTTTTATCAAACGCACGGGCCTGCTGGCGCAGAACATCTGCCGCAAATGGTTTACGGATGCCGAGAATGGCTGGCCGCCTAACTCACCGAAAACCATAGATAAAAAGACCAAAGGCAAGGGCGGCAAAACTAATCCGCTTATTGATACCGGTGCCTTGCGTAAGGCTATTGTTTATGTGGTAAGGAGTGATTGACGTGGTTAATGTTGGCAGAGTTATCCGCAGCAAGCGCTTAGGGTGCCAGCGCATCACTGTCAAACGCTACGCTGCAAGCTGGCACGATGGAGCTTATGGCCGAGATACAGACAATCCTATTGTTCTGCAGGTAGCGGCGATTGTTACAGTTGCTCAGCCTAAAGATTTACAGCTATTGCCCGAAGGTGACCGCGTAACCGGGGCAATGAAATTTTTGACGAACGTAGAGCTACACGCGACCAATGGCGAAGCTATCAGCGATGAGCTGGAATGGCGCGGAGCACGCTACAAAATCCTCACCGTTACCCCTGATATTGATTATGGGTTTTACCGCAGTATTGGGACGCGATTGGATGGTGAAGGTGTTGGTTAAAAATATAACAGAGTTTGAGGCCCTGGTGTGGGCAGAGCTGATGGACATCCTCGGGCATGATGCTAAGACAATACCGCCGCCTGTACGCCGCTCCTGGCCAACGGACGGAGGCCCCGACTGGAAGCTTACAGACAACGTGGTCTTTATGCAGTGCACCGAGGCAGCAGAGGACATCATGCAGCCTATTGATGAGCGTTGGGAAGCTTCAGGGCGTGATTTTTTGCGCGAGAGCGCCAGTACACGCACCATGCAGCTACGCCTGAATGCTTATGGGCCTGCCTGCTACGAATCGCTGCTTAAGCTACGCTTTGAGCTGCTGCGTGGCCGACCGAAGCTCAAAAAACAAAAAATCTATATTATTCCCGGCAAGGATTCCATCCAATATGCGCCTGAACTATTCCAAGGGCGATGGTGGAAGCGTGCCGATTTGACTTTATATTTTAATGTGCTGATCAGCGTTGAATATATTGTGAAAGCGATTGAAGAAGTCAACGTTACGATTAAAGCAAACGAGCCTGGTAAGAGTGATGTTATCCTTGAACCAGGAGAAATTATTATTAAGAAAGGGTGATTTAGTTGGCTTATAAATTGGACCTATCTCCAATTGTCGACGTGGTTATCAACCTGTCTGCTAAGGCTGCTGCTCGCAAGGGCTTTAACCTTGGCCTGATTATTGGCAAGTCTGAGGTTATTCCGGCGAATGAAAGGGTGCGTATTTATACCAGTGCATCTCAAATGTTGACTAACGGGTTTGTAGAAACGTCACCGGAATACAAGGCTGCTCAGCTCTATTTTGCTGCTACGACCAACCCGCGCAAGCTGGCGGTAGGCGTAAAGCTAGTAGAAGACGAGAATTTAACTGCTACGCTGGAGGCTTGCCGTGCTGCTAACTCTCAGTGGTGGCCGTTTAGCTATCTGGGCGCTGAGGACGTTGACATTAAAGACTGTGCAGCTTGGTGCGAGAGTGCTGTACCTGACAGCGTCTACATGTATACTACTGCTGATAAAAGCGTACTTGACGCATCTGGTGATGCAAAGAGCATTTTTAAGGCTTTGCAGGATAAAAACTACCGTCGCAGCTTTGGTCAGTATTGTGGTGACACGGATACTCCCGATGCTGTTGCAGCTACTATGGGCTACGCGATGGGCGCTAACCGTGGCCTTGCCGGTGATGCGTTTACGCTGGCGTATAAAACTCTGCCCGGCGTAAAAACAGATGACCTGTCTGAATCTCAGGTAACCCATGTGTGTGGTAGCTCTGAATCTACAGGCCATAACGGTAATGTATATATTACTCGTGGCGAGGAATACGATGTTTTGCAGCAGGGCTATATGGCTGATGGTACAAGCTTTGATGAGGTGCTTTACCTTGATATGCTCAAAAATGACATTACTCTTAATGTCATGGACCTGCTGTATCAGCGCCGCAAATTGCCGCAGACTGAAGCTGGCGTTACCAGCATTATTAATGTTATCAATGATGCTTGTCGTAAGTATGTAAAGTTAGGCTTTATCGCTCCGGGCAAGTGGAACGGTGCCGAGTGCCTGAATCTGCAGACAGGTGATTACCTGCCTGATGGCTATCTGGTGCAGAGCGAGCCTCTTGACGAGCAGTCTCAGGCTGACCGTGATAAACGCAAAGCTCCACCGATTTATGTCTGCTGCAAACTGGCTGGTTCGATTGAATTTATTACCATCCAGGTTAATGTTAACCGCTAAGGAGGCTATCTGAATGGAATTAACTACTTACAGTTTTGCTGATCTGGCTGGCTCTATTAATCATCCGACGTTTGGCTCGTATCTCTTTGATGGTACTGGTGTAGGCTCTGTGACAGTATCTAAGGCCACCGACCGCACTGCTCATGATATTGCTGCAGATGGCTCTGTAATGGTATCTAAGATTGCGGGCAATAATGGCACTGTGACTATCGAGGTACAGCAGACATCTAGCCTGCATAAATGGTTGAGCGCCTGGTTTAATGCGTTGTGGCAGCTGCCTACGAGTGAATGGGCAAGAACCAGCATGACGCTGCGTAATACCGCTACAGGTACCCGCCATATTATTTCCGGTATCTCTCCCCAAAAAGAGCCGGATACTCCGTATCAGAGCCAAGGCCAGCGTGTATCTTGGACGCTGATGTGTGCCGAGGTTACTAATCTGCCGATTTGATGGAGGGCTGAATTATGCTTAAACAAAAAACACAAGTTGTGGAGGTGGCTGGCAAATCCTACCAGCTCACTAAGATGGACGCTCGCACAGGCAGCTATGTTGCTTTTAAGGTTGCGGGCGTCCTTGCGCCGTCTGGCGGTAAAGCAGCCGAGATGGCTGCTGCTCTCATGGGTATGCCACGTAAGGATTTTGACGAGCTGCAATCTTTGCTGCTGCGTACTGTTAATCGTTTGATTGATAACGGTAATGGCCAGCAGTTGCCTGAACCTGTCTTGACAGCTAAGGGTGATTTTGTTGATGAGGCTTTGGCGTATGATGCTGCCAGCGTTATCCAGCTGACTGTTCATGCGCTGATTTTTAACGTCGGAGGTTTTTTCGCCGCAGCCGGGTTGAATCTCCCGGCAGAATTGACGGGACAACCTACGAGCCGATGAGCTATCCGACGCTTGATGCTTTCGCCTTTGCTCCTGTTGCGGCAGGGCTTTGGAGGCAGCACGAGCTGTGTGATGGCACATATGATTTTGATGATTTACTGGACGCTCACGAACTGTTGGCGGTCAAGGCAGAAAATACACAGCGGATGCAGGACGCCATGAGAAAGGAGTAGGCTGATGAGCAATATATTAGAAGAATATCTTGTCCGCATCGGTGCAGAAGTCGACAAGGATGCCTTTGCCGGAGCTGCGAAAGCTATCAATAATCTATCCGGTATGCTCGGGAAATTAGGCTCTATCCTTAAATATGGCGCTATCTTTGCAGGGCTGGCAAAGGTTACAGAAGCTGTCATTGATAACATTAAGGCTGTGGCCAGCGCAGATTTGGAATACCAAAAGCTGGCGCAGTCCATGTGGGTGACAAAAGACACAGCCAAAACCTTGAGTGTGGTCCTGAAAACCATGGGCGCGTCGCAGGAAGATGTGGCGTGGGTGCCGGAGCTGCGTGAGCAGTTTTTCCGCCTGCGTCAGGAGATGGCAGAGCTGTCTACTCCTGCAGATGCTGACGGACAGTTAGCCTGGATCCGTGAGATTGGTTATGACGTGCAAAGTCTGCAGCTCAAATTAAAAATGTTTAAGGAATGGGTGGTCTACTACCTTATCAAAGAGCTGCAGCCATACATCAAAGAATTTCAGGAGTTTATCAGCTGGCTGAATGATAAATTCGGCAAGAGCTTGCCTGCACTGGCACGTAAGGTAGCCAGCGTGCTGGCGAGTGTTGTGCGTGTAGCAATGTCGCTGGTCAAGGCTCTAAAATGGCTATTTGAAGGCATTTATAATTTTATTGACGCGCTGCCAAGTAAAACAAAGGCTTTAGTAGCTGTATTTGCTGTTGTCGGTGCTGCCATCATGGCAGGGCCGTTTGGCCTGATGATGATGGCCATCGGCACTGCCCTCATCATGTTGGAGGATTTCTTTGGTTATCTTGAGGGACGCGAATCATCAGAAACATTGAAACCGCTCTGGAAATGGCTCACGGATGAGAATAATCCGCTGCGTCGTCTCATTGAAAAGCTTAAGGAAGGCATTGCGTTTATCCTTGAGAAACTCACGGAGCTATTTGAGAAAGTCTTTACGGAAGAACGACAGGAAAAGCTCAAAAAGACTGTAGCTAATATTGCTAAGGGTGTTGCTGAAATTGCCGAAGGTCTGGCGACGATTGTCGAGAGTATTTTTGGCAAGAAGTATCCTGTTGTGAAGAAATTCTGGGACTTCTTTCTGACTGCCGTTGGTAAAGTTGTAGATAAGGTGCTCACGCTGACCAATAGTATGGGACATCTTATGCGTGCTTTGGGTAAGGCTATGCAGGGCGACTTCAAGGGAGCGCGTGAGGAATTTATCAATGCAGCTGCGGATGAAAATGCAACAGGCGAGCGGTCTAAATATATCCAACAAAAGCTTATGTCGATGGGCTTTACTGCTTCTGCTGCCGCTGGCGTTGTAGGCAACCTTGTCCAGGAGTCTGGCTTGCGCACGGATGCTATCGGTGATAATGGCACATCTGGCGGTTTGGCTCAATGGCACAATGAACGCTGGGAAGCGCTCAAACGCTTTGCTGCTGCTCGTGGTAAAGATTGGACTGACCTTGACACGCAGATTGAATTTTTGGCAGAAGAAATGCGCACGTCCTACGCTGATACTTACGCTAAAATGCAAAGCGCTGAATTGCCGGAGATAGCTGGCCAGATTATGACGGACGAATATGAAAAGCCTGATTCAGCGTCTGCTAATTATGCTCAACGTCAAGCTAATGCTCGTGCTGCCTATGAAGCTATGCGGTCTGGCAATAAACAAGCGGATGATTATCACGGTGGCGGCGGGTATAACAGCCTTGTGGCTCCTACGAGCTATGCTGCAGGTTTTGCTGCAGGTGGTACTGCCGGTCTTATGCCAATGGCGAACAGTACGGCAAATTATAACGGTGGAGTTGTAAATGTTGGAGGTATTGTGGTTAATTGTGGGAACGTAAGTGATCCGCAGGGCGTGGCTAAGGCTGTAGAAGGAACAATGGAAGATTTTGCCCAGCGTCTTGCAGCGCATAACGGAGGGACGGTGTTTGTATGATTGATTTACCCAAAATCTCTTTGCAAAAGGAACTTCCGGGGGTGCTCAAAAGCACAGGAGTGAGTACAGGTAAAGTTAATACGCTGAGCGGATTATATGCTGCAGGTTCACTTGTCTCAAAGGTGTTTGCTGTCGGGCAAAGCATTGCTTCAGGAAATCCGAAGAATTTGTTTGACCAGAGCAATGCTTATGTTCCGTCTAAATGGGGGAGTGGACTAGGCATTCAGCAGACACTGATGGTTAAGACTAATATCGGAGGCTTCTTCTTCGATGCTGTGTTTAGCGTTGATACTGAGCACAGTTTGACTGTTACGCAGCATCCGGTGCAGACTGGTGCCAATATCAGTGACCATGCTTTTGTAAATCCTGTCCGCATCAGTATGCAGGTGGGTGTATCTGATGCTATGGGTTACAGGTATGGTTTTGTGTATGAGGGTGCAGGCGTATATAAATCTGTGCAGGCTTACCGCATGCTCTGCAAGCTGCAAGAGCTACGTACACCTATGGATGTTGTTACTCGTCTGAACACGTACCCGAATATGCTTATTGAGAGCATTGATGTGAGCGACGATGTGTCGACGCTATGCGCGCTCAAAGCTACGGTTAATCTTGTGCAGGTGCTGGTGGTTAATGTTGGGACCGAAAAGGTTTCGGCGCGTCAGTGGACTACAGGTGCACAGCGCAAATCGCAGGAAGTGCAGCCTAAAGGCGACAATAGTACTCTTGCCCGCAAAATGGAAAAAGCTTCTGGTCTGGAGGTGAAGTGGGGATGAGCTATTATGAAATACCATTAACTACCACGCCTTTTGACCAGAAGACTTTTAAGCTGACACTGGATGGCGAGCGTAACATCAACATCCTGCTGAAGCTGCGCTATTATGATTTGTACGAGCTGTGGGTGGCTGATGTCTGCGACAATAGCACAGGCGAAGAGTTGATTACAGGCATGCCGCTGGTGCCTGGCATTGATTTGTTAGGTCAGTACGCTTACCTGAATATTGGCAGCGCTCAAATCGTGGCTGTTGGTCCTACTACGCAGGAGCAACCGGATAATGAGACATTAGGCTCAGCCTGGGTACTTCTGTGGGGTGATGGCTCATGAGCAGTTATCTGTGGATGAGAAAGTGGAAAATCCTTGTTGTGGATGCTCAGGACAAGGAGGCTTTGAATGTTTCTGACCTGCATGTGAAGTTTACTGTCAAAAAGTCGCGGGAAATAAACAACTATTCTACCGTGGAAATTTACAATCTTACTGCAGCAACCGAACAGAAAATCCTTAAGGAAGGCGACCGTATCATCATTGAGGCCGGTTATGAAGGCTATCTGACTGCTGGTGCAGATGGGACGATACAAGAAATCAAAGACTCCGAAGGTAATACCCAAGAGAAACAGTATGGCGTTATTTTCGACGGAAAAATTATTTATCCGTCCCGACGCAAGGAGAATAATACGGACTACGTGCTGTCGCTCCTATGCGTAGACGGAGCTAATATCCTTGGGAAAAATTTTATTGCCAAAACCTTAAACAAGGGCGTTAATCAACGTCAGATTTTGGATGCGGTCTGTGAAAAGTCAAAAACCAAAATACCTACGAATAGTATTACTCAGGGCCTGTCCGGGCAAAAGCTGCCGCGGGGTAAGGTTATTTTTGGCGAGCCTAAAGATTATATTTCTGATATTGCCCGCGGTAACGGTGCGAGCTATTGGGTGAACGATGGCAAGCTGAACATGATTAAGCTTGCCGACGTTGCCAAGGATGAAGCCCTTGTGCAAACGCCTACGACCGGTCTTGTCGGGATGCCGACGCAGACGCAGTATGGCGCAAATTTTAAGCTGCTGCTGAATCCTGCTGTACAGATGTGGTCCTTGGTGCAGCTTAAAAATAGCGAGATTGCGGAAGCGCAGGTTACTCCAGGTCAGGCGCAGATGCCACTTGATAAAGAGTGGATCTATCAGGTAATCGAGCTGACGCATACTGGTGATACGATGGGTAATGATTGGTATACGTCATGCGTTGCTGTATCTCGCTATGGTAAGGGCGTACTGCCTGCTCTCATGGCCAACAATTCGCAGAATCCGAACGGAGTGTGATTTTATGATTGATTTAAATTTGCGCACGCCGAACGTCGAACGGCAGGGCGAACTTGACGCTCGTGCCGCTGCTATTAAGATGCGAGTGTGCGTGCCTGGTATTATCCAAAGCTTTGATGCTGCTGCTCAAACGGTAACGGTGCAGCCTGCGCTGCGAGAAAAAATGCTCGTAGACGGCGATGAGTCTTGGGTGGATATACCGCTCTTAGTTGATGTGCCTATCGTCGTGCCACGCGCCGGAGGTTATGCGCTGACGCTGCCGATACAGGCAGGGGGTGAGTGTTTGGTGGGCTTTGGCGATATGTGCATGGATGGCTGGTGGCAGAGCGGCGGCGTGCAGAACCAAGTAGAGTGTCGCAGGCATGACCTGTCTGATGGCTTTGCTATTATCGGCGTGTGGTCGCAGCCTAGAGTAATCCCCGGCTACAGCACAGGCTCCGCTCAGCTACGCAATGATGCGGGCAGTGCTTACGTAGAGCTTGCCGGAGATACGATTAACATCGTAGGTGGTACGGTAAACATTAAAGCAGGGCGGGTGAACATCAATGAGTAGTGCAACGCGTTTAGGCGATTTGGATACCGGTCATGATGCCTGTGCTCCGACAGCACTCGTATCGGCCAGCCCTAACGTATATATCAACGGCCGCGCTGCAGGCCGTGTGGGGGACAGCTATGCACCTCACGGCTGTATCAATCACCCGTCGCATAGCGGTACGATTGCCAGTGGCTCAGCATCTGTGTTTATCAACGGCAAGGCTGCAGGGCGCATTGGTGATCCCGTGAGCTGTGGCGGCACTGTGGCCGAAGGCAGCAGTAATGTGTTTATTGGAGGCTGATATGCAGGTTAGACGTTTAGACGACAATTGGGACTACTGCTTTGGTCGTGGCTCTCAAAATTACATCAGCGGCGTCGAAGCTGTCGGGCAGGCGATAAAGCAGCGCCTGCTTTTGCTGTACGCTGAGTGGTGGGAAGACCTAAAAGATGGCTTGCCGTTGTGGGAGCAAATCTTAGGCACGTCCGGCAGTGATGAGAATAGGCAGGCTGTAGATATTATTATCCGTGACCGTATAAGCGGCACGGAAGGTGTGCAGTCTGTCACGTCTTTTGAATCATCTTACGAACGCAGACATTATAAATTCACGGCAACCGTAGAGACTATCTATGGCTCGTTGACTATTAGTAGTGAGGAGGTGCAGATGTGACTTATTTTAAGCCTTATGTTGATAGTACGGGACTGCATATCCCTACCTACAACGATATTTTAGAGGATATGATTGCTGCAATGAAGCAAATCTACGGCGATGATATCTATCTGGACAACAGCTCGCCTGATTATCAGCTGCTGTCCATTTTTGCTCTCAAGCAAAGCGATACGCTGCAGGCTCTCGCGTATGCGTATAATGCACGGTCACCTGAAACGGCTATTGGCACGTCACTGGACAGCGTGGTAAAGCTGAACGGCATTAAGCGCAAGGCTGCAGGGCACAGCACCTGCCAAGTAAAGATTACCGGCAGCCCGTTTACGCAGATAACCAATGGTGCAGTAAAAGACCGCGCGGGGCTGACATGGGATTTACCGGCAAACGTAGTAATCGACTCCAATGGCACGGCTTACACTGTAGCTACATGCCGCACTGCAGGCGCTGTGAGCGCGCTGGCGGGCGATATAGCGCAGATTGAGACGCCGACCTATGGATGGATAGCTGTTATCAACGAAGTGAGCGCTGTGCTGGGCAACACGCAGGAAACCGACGCGCAGCTCCGCCAAAGGCAGGCAATCAGTACGGCCAATCCGTCGCAGACCATGCTAGCTGGCACCAAGGGCGCTATTGCAGCGCTTCCGGATGTGTCTCGCTATGCTGTTTACGAGAACGACACCAACGTCGGGACTGTAACCGAGGATAATCCACACGGTTTGCCAGCACACTCTGTAACCTGCGTTGTTGAGGGTGGTACAAATGAGGACGTGGCTGAGGCGATATACCTGCATAAAGGCATCGGCTGTTATACAAACGGTGATGTGGAGGTGCAGTATACTGACCAGAACGATTATATCAATACCATCAGATTTTACCGGCCGGAGTATAAAACTGTGTATGTTAAATGCACGCTGAAGAAATATGTTGGCTATATGTCCAGCATCCAAGCCAACGTCAAAAGTGCGATATATGATTATTTGGCCGCGCTGACGATTGGTAGTGATGTGTCCGCTTCGGTGCTGGCAAACATTATTACTGACTGCAATCCGTCTTTGACTAAGCCCATATTTGGCATAAAAGAGCTGAAATTGGGGCTTGCCGCAGACGCGATGGGTGTTGCTGACGTTGCAATTGGTTACAAGGAGATTCCGGAGCCGGTATACGATGCCATTGAGGTACAGGTCGATGCTTGATTTAACATATTATAAACGGCTAATCACGAGCGAGTATCGCCGCAGCGTTAACTTTACGGCTATGGTTGAGAAACTGCTCAGTTATGGTCTTGATTTGGACAGCAGCGCCACCGATTTGATTACGGCGTTCGAGGCTGATTATGCGACGACCGCACAGCTTGACATTCTCGGCGCTATTGTCGGAGTAAGCAGGCAGCTCAGCTTTGAGCCGTCCGTTGCTGCTACAGGCGACATTGTTTGCCCGGCTCCGACGGAAATTGCCAGCGGCACGGAGTATCCGATAATCAACACCCCGGAGCCGCAGAACATGGCAAGCGTCAGCTTTATTTCCGGCTTTCCTCCGGGGGAAATGAACGACAGCAACAGCATGATGGACGATGATTTGTTCCGTCTGCTAATCAAAGCGCGTATTATCCAAAATGCGTGGAAGGGCACTATAACAGAGCTATATGAGCTGTGGGAATCTGTTATGGGTAAAGATAAGCATTTATCCATCGAAGATTTGCAGGATATGTCGTTCAACATCGTACTGCAGGGCGATTATACTGCGCTGGAGCGCGAGCTGATTATCCACGCATATATCATTCCGAAGCCGGAGGGCGTACGCATCAACGTGCTGACATTCGTATCGACGGACGGCCTGCCGCTGTTCAGCTACGATTACAACACTATGCGTTACAGTGGTTACAATAGCCATTGGGCTGTAGAAGGGAGCGAGTAACAAATGGCGAGAAGTAATTTTAAGGTATTTGCTGAGGCTGTGGACAGCAGCAAGGTTGTATCCGACGCTGAGTACGCTGTCAATACTCAGCGCATCGGCGGCGTTGTTCCGGGGCTGGCGGCGGCTGACCTGCACAACAAGCTGTATAAACAGGCTACGATTATGGCTGCCGCTATGGCGCAGGTCCTTGTCGAGCAGGGGCAGGATGCTTTGGACAGCGATTACGCAGGCCTTGTGGCCTCAATCAAAAAAACATTCCTGCTGTCGCTGAACGGCGAGAAACCGGATGCAAAAGGCAATCTGCAGAAGAATTTTGTATATAGCGTTGAGGGCAAAAAGCCGGACAGCAGCGGTAACGTGTCTTTGAATATCGATTATCTCAACGCGATGAGCTTTGTCGGCTCCGTGGTAATTACCCGCGACAACATCAATCCCGGCACAAGGCTTGGCGGTATGTGGCAGCTTCTGCAGAGCGGCCGATATATCCGCACTGCCGGCGCAGGTTATCCCGGCGGAACTATGGGCGGCAGTGATGGCTTTACGCTGGGTGTGAATAATCTGCCTGCACATGGCCATGATGCTACAATTTATGGCGCTGGCAATCATAAGCATGATATTTATGTCAGTAATTGGCAAACCCATGGCGGCAGTGGTGGCGCAGGCTATCAAGCTCATGAACGCCGCTGGGGTGAAACTGAAGAGGCTGGTAACCACACACATCAAATTACTATCAAATCTACCGGTAACGGGGAGAAAGTAATGTTTGAGCCATCATATTTATTGCTTTATTTTTGGGTGCGTACTGCGTGAGGTGATATGAATGAGTAATGCAAGAATACAATTTAGCACAGCGTCCGAGGAAAAATGGCTGCAGGTGAATCCTGTGTTGCGTGAGGGCGAGCTGGTCATCGCGCGCAAGGCGAACGGCAAGCGTAAGCTCGTGGTCGGCAAGCTCGGCGGCTCCTCGTACGCAAATTCCGAGGTGGTGTGGGATGCTGAGCAGGCTGAAACATATATGAATACCACCAAGGATTTGAGCGAGAATGTTAACGTCTTTGTGCCGCACATTGATTCCAGCGGCATTTTAACTTGGACGAACAAAGCCGGCCTTGATAACCCGAGCCCGATAACCATTAAAGGCATCAAAGGCGACCCCGGCGAAAAGGGCGAGCCAGGGCAACGTGGCGAACAGGGCGCACAAGGCATCCAAGGACCGCGTGGCATCCAAGGTGAACAGGGCGAGCGAGGAGTGCAGGGCGCGCAAGGTCCTGCGGGTACGGCAGCTACAATCACCATCGGCAACGTTACGACAAGCGCTCCGGGCACGTCGGCACAGGTCACCAATCGCGGTACATCGTCCGCTGCCGTGTTAGACTTTGTGCTGCCTAAAGGTAAGGACGGCGCAGACGGCGGTGTTACCGTTGATGATACTTTATCAAGCACAAGCACAAACCCTGTTCAAAATAACGTTATCTATAATGCACTACTAAATAAAGTCGGAACTGATATTTTTACCGGTTTTACTTTAATTGGTGCAACAGCTCCAATAACGTGGAGGCAAGGTTCGCAGGTTGTAGGCTCGCTTACTGCAAGTAATTATACAGGAACTGCGTTACGTGCAACACAGGATGGTGATGGTAATACAATTACAGAAACCTATACCAAAAAGGCTGATTTTGATAAGACTATTAGCCAGTTAGATGTAGCTTTCCAAGAAAAGGTTGATAGAAGCGACTTAGCTGATGTTGCGACTAGCGGTAAATATACTGATTTATTAAATAGACCTAATTACGTTGTGCAGTCCGTAAACAATGTAAGACCCGACACTGCTGGTAATGTTACTATTGATGTTAGTGGCTCAAACGTCACTGTAGATACTACATTATCTGCTACATCTACTAATGCTATTGCAAATAAAGCAGTCTATGATGCTTTGAATAAAAAGTTAGATAAGACAGGAACAGTCTATGAAGCAACCAAAGCAACGCAGGATGGTTATGGGAATGTGATTACATCTACATATGTTAAGAAGGTAGACCTTGTCAGCTACGTTAAAACTGTTAACAATATTGCTCCCGACGCTAACGGCAATGTTAATGTTAGTGGTGGTAGCTCAAATATAACTATAGATACTACATTGTCTGCTACCTCTACAAATCCTATTGCTAACAAAACTGTTTACTCTGCTTTAGGGGGTAAGTTAGGTAAAACAGAAACAGCTTATGCTGCTACTAAAGCAACACAGGACAATGCAGGCAATGTAATTACTGAAACTTATGCTACTAAAGCTGATATTAGCGGTGTTGTCAAGAGCGTGAATGGTGTGCAACCCGACACTAATGGTAATGTTAGTATTACTGTTAGCGGAGGTAGTGGCGTGAGCACATCCACTGAAAACACTTGGACAGCTCAGCAAAACTTCCAAAAAATGAAATTTAATTTTGAAAGTTATAATGCACCTCGTATTAGTGGTGCTACTGATAACCCGGCTGCGTCGGTGGCAGTCTATAATGTGCAAGGTGATTTTACATTAGATATGTCAGAATTAGCAAGGCTGTTAAGCAATGGTGATGCTACATTATTTACTGCCTACATAACGTCTAACGGCTCTTACACTCTGAGCATCACTAATGCAGGTACTCTAAAATATGTAGGTAATGCGTCCGATTTAGCTATCACAGTTAATGGGTTACTATTAAATATACTGCTAATCAAAAGTAGCAGCGGTGATTTGTCAAGTGTTGTACAGGCAAGTGCATTGTCATGAGGTGACGAAATGGGACTTAACAGATTGATGTTATCAAAGAAAACTACTGCTGGTGGAGGGACTGTTGGAGATAATGTTTTTATTATGACTATGGGGAGTAAGAGTAACGAGTATGGATACAACCACAACAATGGCAACTATGGTGAAGTTACAGGCAATGTTACACACGATGGTAGAACAGTAACATTGGTAATATTGTCTTATTCCGGTAGTTGGCTTGACGTTGCATTTAAGGAAGATGGTGTTACGAGTGGTAGTCGCAATATTAACCTTAACATCACTCCCATAGAAACAGGCGTTACTGTGCCTCTTGCAGTTGGTGCAATGTCATATCAAGGTGATTTAGTAGGATTTTATACCTTTCTGCAACGTGTGCCGTCAGATATATCAAGTATGTTTACTGCTGCTAATGTAGGGAAAAAATTTAAAGTTGAAATTGTGTTTAACTAAGGCGGTGATTTGGTGAAAACAACTTATACATACAAGGAGCAGACCTACTCTAATCTGTACAAGCTTTCCGAAGCATTAGGCAAAGGCGGCGTGTTTATCCCATTGTCAATCGGTGACGAGGCTTTAACAGAATTAGGTGTAACCGTTACGCATGAGGAAGAACCTATTGAAAACGTAAAACAGCGTAAAATCTTGATGTTAAAGCGTCAGCGTGACACTGCCGAGGTCGAGCCAATCGAATACAACGGACATAGCTTTGACTATGACGACACAGCGAGAGACCGCATCAATGCAGCTATCATTGCGCTGGAGCTGCAAGGCGAAGGAGCTACAATAGAGTGGACCACGGCAGATAATGAGGATGCGGTGGTTACGGCTCAGGACCTGCGTATGATTATTGCTTCCGTGGCTGCACGCAGCAATAAACTGCATACGGCGTACAGGGCTGCTAAGGCACAGGTTGAAGCTGCCAGCACGGCAGAAGAAGTAGAAGCTGTAACAATGAATAATTAGGAGGTTGAGAGATGGATTTTTTAGCTTTACGTTATGCCGTATACAATACGGCACACACTTTGACTCATGGTTTTACTTACAAATCAGTTATCGGCGCGATTTTAGCCGTCCTGCTGCACAAACACGCGGTATTGTTTATGGTTTTTACCGCGCTGGTATTTCTGGACTGCTTCACCCGCTGGATGAGCCTGTCTTACAAGCGCCTGCAGGGCATGGGGCAGACTCCGTCCGTGATGCAGATTATCGGCGGCATTGAGGCAGCCCGCGCAGAAGGCCTTATCTCTAGCGAAGTCATGAAGCATCGCTTTGTCGGAAAGGTAATCGTGTATATCCTCTGCGTGCTGGCTGCCGTATTGGTAGATTTGGCCATGATCACGCTGCAGCAACCTGTGTGGGCTGTCACGCTGGTGGCAGGTTATCTGGTCATCACAGAGCTGCTGAGCATCTGCGAGAACCTCAACGACGCCGGTATTGAGGCAGTGCAAGGTCTTGTTAATGTTATCAAAAAGAGAAGAGGTTGATTGTTATGGCTATGTTATCTGCTCATTTTTCTGAGTCCGAATTTGCTTGCAAGCATTGCGGCGAGCTGCCTGCTTATGGCATTAGCTCTGCATTGCTGACCGGTCTGGAACGCTTGCGTGCACGCTTAGGTCGTCCCATAAACATCACCAGCGGCTATCGTTGCCCGGTACACAATGCCAATGTAGGCGGTGTGTCTAACTCTCAGCATGTCGCAGGCACTGCCGCTGATATCTACGTCGACGGTGTGTCTACACGCGAGCTGGCCCGCATCTGCAAGCAGATTTTTGACGGTGTGGGTACTTATGTATCGCAGGGCTTTGTCCACGTCGACATGCGTGCTGGCGGCTCCGTGCCGGGCTATTATCTGTGGGAGGGCTAAGATGTGGAAAAAATATTTCGCAGTTACTGCAGCTACATTGTGCTTGCTGTTGCCTGCCTCTGCATCGGAGGCATCATCGGCTACAACCTACACGATGACGGCGGCGGAAATGTCAGCACTCGACAGCAGGTTGAGTCTGCTGCTGCAGCAAACCAAAGTCACCAGGCAAGCGCTGGCAGAATCACAAGCAGCGCTGAGCGAGTCGAGAGCAGAATTGAGCAAGCTCAAGACGGAATCAATAAAGCTGCAGATAGAGCTGCAAGCTCAGAGCAGCTTATTGGAGAGTGCCAACAGATCCTTGCAGGCATCCGCCAAAGAGGAAGCTCGCACCCGCCGCAGAATTAAAGCGCAGCGCAATGCTGCTATCGTTGCGGCCGTTGGTCTGCTTGCCTATGCTATCAATAAATGATGATTGATTGGGAGAAAGTGATATCTTAGGAGGTCTTGTATATGGATGTCACTCGTAAGCGAGCGCGTGCGTGGCTACGTATGTGCTCACGAATCGAACTTGACCGTGCCATGGAAGAAGCACGGCTTACGGAGCAGCAGCGGGAAGTCATCGAGTTAATGTTTACCCGAGGCTTGTCCGTGGTTGCCATCAAATTACGCTGTAATATGGACGAGAGTACAGTAAAACGTATCCTTGCCCGCTCTTACGACAAAATCTACAATGTCATCATGTAATCTGCGCCCCAGTGATCCTGGGGTGCTTTTTTTATGCCCTTTTATTGCGCTTTTGCACATCGCTTTTACCTATACAATGTAGACAGAAATGAGGTGAGCTTATGAATTTTGCAAATATGCCAAATCAACCGAACCTGCCGCCTATGCCGCAGCTCTTTGGTCAGCCAGCACAGCAGATGGCTCCAGCTGGTGAGATTGTATGGGTGCAGAGCGTCGACCAGCTCAATGCTTTAACTCTCCCACCTAATGCGTCAAGAATCTACATGAACTCTGCTGATGCGGAGTTTTACATCGTAACTACGGACAAAATCGGCATGAAATCTGTGGCAACGTACACGTTTTTGGAGAAACCTAAACCGCAGCCTGTCGAGTACGTTACTAAGGCGGAGTTTGCAGAGCTTATCGCTCTGCTGAAAGGAGCGCAGAATGAATCCAATTTACCAAAGGCGGAATCAGCAGCGTCAACCTCAGGCGGGCGACCTGCAGGTCATCAAGCAAAATCTCAATGATAAAATGCTGCAACAATTTATTGCCCAAGCTAGGCAGCAGGGAATCTCTGAAGACGATATCAATGCTGGCTTGCGAATGCTCGGGTACAAGTAGGCATCACGCGCGATGTGCATTATTATAAAAGGAGGGATATCTTATGGATATCGGCGAAGCTATGGCGTTGACCAATAGTAACAATAACTGGATGAACAATCCGTTTATGTATCTTATCTGGTTGGCGTTTTTCGGCGGCGACGGTTTTGGCTTTGGCCGTCGTGGTAATACCTTAACTCAGGCAGAATTACAGGAAGGTTTTAACAATCAGAATGTAATGCGTGCCCTGGAAGGTATTAAAAACGGTGTTTGTGATGGTTTTTACGCTATGAACACAAATGCTCTGCAAGGTCAAAATCAGCTGCAACGTGATATGTGTCGAGGCTTTGATGCAGTCACTGCTGGTGTTACTAATACTGGCTATCAGCTGGGGAACCAAATCACGGAGAACCGTTTTGCGGCTCAGCAGTGCTGCTGCGAGACCAATCGCAACATCGACAGTGTAAAAGCCGAAAATTACAAAAACACTTGTGAAATCACCACTGCTATCCACAGCGAAGGTGAAGCTACTCGTGCTCTTATCACTGCAAACACAATTCAGGAACTTCGCGATAAACTGGCAGCCCGTGAACGTGAATTGCAAGCTGAACGCTATCAAGTTAGCCAGCTCACTCAAAACAGTACTATCATCGAGGCAGTGCGTCAGCTGTTAGGTCAGCGTGGTTGCGCTGGCTGCCAATATCTGACTGCTGCTTGATTGGCGGTGAAAGGTAATGGCTTATCTGAATACTTATAATCTTGCTAGTCAAGCTCTGGAGGTTGGCAATGCTATTGCACTGGGGGCTAACGACGTGCAGTTTAGTGGGTGCTGCAATGGTTTAAGCCATGCAGCGGGCACTGGCATTATCAATGTCAAGGCTCCGGGCGTGTACGAAGTCAACGCTACGGTGACTGTTACTGCTACGGCAGCTGGTGCAATCGGCATACAGCTCTATAATGGTGCTGATGCTGTACCGGGTGCTGTTGCCAGTCAAACTGCTACTGCCGCTGGTGTGGTGACGCTACCCATCAGCAAACTGATTCGCGTGCGTCCGTCCTGCGCTGCTGTCGGTAATGCGGCAAATCTCAGCCTGCAGCTGACAGGTGGTGCCGGAACGGTTACCAGCGTCAATGTAGCAATACATCAAATCGCTTGATTGATTGTAAAACCGCTAATTAAATTTTAGTTAGCGGTTTTATTTTGACCACTTTTTGACTGCTACATCTAGACAGATATGCAAAGATATAGTAAAATATAGCATAGTGTGAATGTTGTCTACCTGCGTAGGCATGCGGAAAATGGGGGTTTATGCCTTTTGGGGCTGTGGTCTAAAAATGGTCTTGAAAACTAGCGAAGGTGCAAGCCTTCCGTGGGTTCGAATCCCACCCTTTCCGCCATTAAAAAATTATAATAGGGTCTTGCAATTTAGATAAGAATCTGTTATAATGAACAAGTAGTCTAATGGAGTGGTACTCAAGCTGGCTGAAGAGGACGGTTTGCTAAATCGTTAGACGGTTTACCCCGTGCGTGGGTTCGAATCCCACCCACTCCGCCAACTATGGCAATCGGCTCTCAGAGAAATCTGAGAGCTTTTTTGTTTGCTTGAACAAGAGATAGTAGAAAATAAAAACGAAAAATCCGTTGATAATTTCCCGAATATAGTATCTAATCGAAGTGAGTAGAAAATAAAAACGGAAATACTGTTTTTAGTCTGAGAGGTAATCATATATATACTACTGATCACTGTAAATAGTTTGATTAATAAATAAGTGATGTATTAATCAGGAGAATAAAGGAAAAACTGTAGATTCATATACTGTTTGCGTTGAAATCTCACAAAAATAGCTCTATAATTATAGTATAGAATCTTTTGAAGGTGAGAATTGTGCTTATTCAGTTTAGCGTGGAGAATTATCTGTCCATAAAAAAAGAAATTGTCTTGTCTATGCTGGCAAGCAAGGATAATGAGCATGAAGAAGCTTTGATTGAGGATAAAGGCAAACGGTATCTAAAATCCTCTGCTATTTATGGAGCTAATGCGTCTGGCAAGTCAAATGTCCTTAATGCATTTTGGTTTATGGTTAATTACGTTCTGACTTCGCACGAAAAACAGCTGCATAAGAGCATTGAGCGTGTTCCTTTTAAATTTGACAAGCTCACCCTAAGCCAGCCTACTAGATTTGAGGTTATCTTTATTGCTCAAGGTATAAGATATACCTATGGTTTTGCTGTTACGGATAAGGAAGTAGTAGAAGAATACTTATATTATTATCCTAACGGCAGGCAAGCACTTATATTTGAGCGGAACAACTGCTCTGAGTACCGTTTTACGAGCGATATAGAGGAGCAGACGGTGCTGAAAGAGCGTACATCAGCAAATAAGTTATATCTTTCTGTTGCTTCAAATTGGAGCTATAGCAAGGTAATACCTGTTTTTGAGTGGTTTGCTTCGTGCCAGATTATTACTAAAAATTCAGTAGCAGATGCGTATGGTGTTAATGCAGAGCAGCTCAAGGATAGTGATTATCGCAGTGCGATAGCTTCTATGCTGAAGGTAGCTGATTTTGGTATTCAGTCATTGCAGGTCAGAGATGTAGATCCGTTGTTGAAACTGTCTAAAGGAGCAATGAGTTATCTGAATGTAGAAACGGTGCATACAGTTAAAGATGATGCTGGCGAAACGAATACGTATGTGCTTAATATGGCTGAGGAGTCTGATGGGACAAACAGCTATTTTAAGCTTATAGGGGTTATTAAGAAAGCTTTGGAGCAGGGGACCTTGCTGGTAGCTGATGAAATAGATGCTCATCTGCATCCGCTGCTAACCAAACATCTGGTAATGCTGTTCAATAATAGCGATACTAATCCTAATGGTGCACAGCTTATTTTTACTTCTCATAATACTAATCTGCTTGATTTAGATATTCTTCGTAGAGATCAGATATGGTTTACAGAAAAAGATAATTTGACAGCAGCTACGGATTTATTTTCTCTTTATGATTTTTCAATACGTAAAGATACTAAGGTTGAAAAAGGTTATCTTTTAGGACGCTATGGCGCAATACCGTTTATTCATGGAGGATTGCTAAATGGCTAAGGGTAAGATTGAGAAAAGAGGAGCTAAACGCAGAAATGTAAAACCGATAGCGTGTGCTTCGGGCGCACTCTCTGAAACGATAGGAAATGAAACGAGGTATTAACAATATGAAATTATCTGATTTCATAGGTGAAGCTACGGAATATGATAAGAAAGAAATGCTTGAAGAACGCAAGCCTAAAAGTTGGTTAAAAAGCGTAAGCGCATTTGCCAATGGGATTGGTGGAGCATTGTTTTTCGGTGTGTCCAACGATGAAGTTCTTGTCGGGTTAGATGATGCAAAGGGCGTATCTGAAAAGATTAGCGAAGCTATCAAAACTAAAATGGATCCTGCCCCACAAGTGATTTTGAACATCCACGCAGAGGACGGCAAAGAGTTCGTTTTATTGCGAGTTCCGTCAGGGCAGGAAACTCCTTATTACTATACAGGCGATGGTAACAGGATAGCCTATGTTCGCATCGGCAATGAGAGTGTCCCTGCAAGTGCTGTAGATTTGAAGCGGCTTGTTTTGCGTGGAAGCAATACGTCTTTTGACAGTCTTTCTACGCGTTATTCATTTGAATCGCTTGCCTTTACAAAGCTGCGCTCTGTTTATCGTATGAGAACAGGTACAGAGTTAACGGATTCCGATTTTATTTCCTTTGAGCTTGTTGACGAAAACAATATGCTAACCAACGCAGGCATGTTGTTGGCGGATGAATCTCCGATGCGGCACTCTCGCCTGTTCTGTACTCGTTGGTATGGCTTGAACAAAGCCTCAGGTATTATTGAAGCACTTGACGATAAGGAATACAGCGGTTCATTGGTATCTTTGTTGCAGAACGGCACCGAGTTCGTTAAGAACAATACCAAGAAAAGGTGGAAAAAGGTTGGCAATGGACGAGTGGAGATGCCCGAATACCCCGAACAGGCAGTACATGAGGTAATTGTCAATGCGCTGATTCATCGTGACTATATGGAGATCGGCAGCGAGGTACACATTGATATTTTCGATAACCGCATGGAAGTATATTCCCCAGGCGGTATGTTTGATGGCTCTATCGTACAAGAGCTTGATATGGACAATGTAGCATCCAAACGCCGTAATCCAGTGATTGCTGATATTTTCAGCCGTATGCACTTTATGGAGCGTCGTGGCAGCGGTTTCAAGAAGATCAAGGCAGATTATCGTCATGCGGTTAATTACCGTCCCGAAGTCGAGCCGATTTTCAGATCGACACCCAAATCATTTTTTGCTACGCTCTACAATCTGAATTACAAAGTTCCAATTGAAAAGGTGTTAATTGACCCGAAAAAAGTTGCAGTTGACGGAGAAAAAGTGTTAATTGCTTCTGAAAACCTTTTAATTGAAGCTGCGATTGACAGTTTGAACGCAAACAAGAATACTAAGGAAAACGCAAAAAAACTGTTTGCCTACATGAGCTTCGATGGTGTATTTGGACGTAATGATATAATAGGCATTGTAAACATCTCTATTACTGCTGCCGGTAATCTCATAAATAAACTAAAAGAAGCAGGAGTGATTGAAGCGGTCATCGGGCAAGGTAAAGGCAAGTATAAGTTTACAAAACAAAAGAAGTAAGCGTGACACTGTAAAACAGAACTTCCTATTAGTGACTAAGATAATTTAGGGCAGACAGAAGAGAAGCGACTATTGGGCATACATTATTAGGCGCACCTAGGTGACTGTTCGCTCAATCAAAAAGCTAATGCCTGTTATCAGCCAACATAGCAGATAACGGGCATTTGATTAAGTATATACAAGTCCAATCAAGACGATTTCCTCCGCACAGTTGCGGATATTTTTTTGTTTTTGAATTTGTTGTCTATTTCTCTTTATACGGTCTATATGTTTTGCCTTGCTTGCCCATTTTCGAAGCGCAGCGATTGCAGCAGTAGCGTTTGTCTGCGCGGCGTCCGCTGATGAGAAAATAATTGCTGCATTCAGGATTGGCGCAGCGATGGTATTCGCCCGGATTGAGCAGCAGCTGATACAAATCAAGATAAATTGCCTGCATAAGATAGCTGCATTGCCAAAGACTGGTAAATTTTTCTTGCGCCAGGTCCATTTGCGGTCTGGCGGTATAGATATTATCGTTGATGATATCGAGCAGGACGCGTCTGGCAAAAGTGTGGTCAAGGCTTATGCTTGGAATATCTTCAGCGAGAATTATAGCAGTAAGCTGTTTCTTCGCCAGCAGGTACTTGTCATAATCAGCAAGTGTGTGCAGCATATGCTTGTCTACGACTGCGAGAAAGTCTTGCAGCTGACAGGCGTAGTCTGCATCTGCTTTACGGATACTCTTGAGCAGCTGTGTGTGCGAAATGCGCTTGTGCGTAGCAAAGTATTCTGCTGCCTTGAACGTAGGTGTTTTGATGCGCGGCAGCAGGTAGTGAATGCCTCGTGCGCTGTAATGCAGCAGGTAGGCAAGCGCATAGATAACGCCTGCCTGTGTTCCTTCGTGTCGGAAGAGATAGCTTTGGACAATAAGCAGGCTGCGGACGATTTTGACGCAGCGGGCAAAAAGGCGCAGGCTCATAATGTCTATTTCGTCTACTTCGAACAGTGTGTAATTCAAGGTAACCTCGGCGTCATTGGCAGCATAGTCTTTTTCTGCAAGTATATCTCCCAGATACAGGGTGTCGTCGATAAAGCTGAAATCATTGATGAGCATAGAGTGATTTTCGTCGTCAAGGTGTGCACGTTTCTCAAGGCAGCGCTGCGAAGAATAGGGCAGGCCGTAGGCATTGCAGAAGGCAAGCACCTGCTTTTTATCGTTTTCGTCAATATTGGCGAAGGCTATAGCCAGGGAAGAAGCTGTCGCACCTTTCTCACTTTGTGAAGCGATAGTTTGCGTATGAAAGGGGCCTTGGGCGCAGATAAAGTCGTCCTGACCGTTAAAAAAGCGGCGAATCTGATAATTGCCGCAGACATTAATAGTGAAAAATTTGGGAATCACTGGTGCCGGAAAGGCGCGTTGCATTGTCGTCATAGGTATAGCCTCACAAAAATCTAAAATCTTATGTTGCTAGCAGATGCTGATGTTTTGTCGGCATCTGCTTTTTCGTCATTATAATATCACAAAAAAGAAATTTTATCATGGTATTATTGTTTCTGACTTCATCTTATACTAAAAGCAGGCGGTGGTCAAGTAAGCTTGCGGATTTTATGTCAAATATATTCCATATATATAAAATCTAAAGCACCGCAAGAGCCATCTTTTTAGTGCATAATAGAAGGGAAGAGATAAGAAGTGATGCTTTTTGTTTGAAGAAAAATATAAAACTATTGGCTTGAATATTATGTATTATCGCAGGGCATTGAGCTTAACACAGAGCGAGCTGGCGGAGAAAGCCCAAATGTCAAGGGCGCGCGTCTCGGATATAGAATGCGGGAAGGGACCGTTTAATATGGAATCTATATTTTTGCTGGCGCAGGCCCTGGGGGTTGACCCGGTGCGGCTTCTGCAGGAGAGAAAGTAAGAAGCAGCGGCAATAAAAAATATTAGAGGGAGGCAGATATTATGTCAAAGTATTGTATTAAGTGTGGAGCCGAAATTGACGACCAGGGAAGGTTTTGTCCGGTATGCGGGACAGATCAGTTACCAAAGATTGAGCCGACAAATGTAATTTGCCCTAAGTGCGGTACAACTTATCCTATTGGTGTCAAATTTTGCACAAAATGTGGTTTTCAGTTGGGAAAAGCTCATAGCAATGATAATCCCAAGGATTTTAAAGAAATCTTCAGCAGACTTTTTGGCAATAATCCCGAACGTAAACCTGCTTTGAATAAAGAGATTTTTAAAGAGCAGTTTTTGAGCTTTGAGGGACGCATCAATAGATTGGATTATTTCCTCAAGAGCATGAGTAGTTGTTTGGTGTTTTTTATTATCGCCTGCATCATCGACGAGTTTGTAGATGATTACTATATGGAAGCAATTGATTATCTGGCTTGCTTCATAGGCTTAATAGCTTTTGCTCTTTTGGTTTGGATAAATAGTGCTATATCTGTTCGTCGCTTGCACGATTTGGACAAAGATGGCTTATTAGTATTATTAACCTTTGTGCCACTGCTCAATGGCTTTTTTGAGTTGTATTTACTGTTTGCACCTGGTACGGTAGGTGATAATCGCTACGGAGCAGATCCTTTGCAATAGTACTTTTTTTATAAAACATTTAACTGGAAAAGTTATATAGGGAGGTCATAGTGTGAAAAAGCTGTTTTTTTATGCAATGCTTATCTTAACAGTGGTGCTTACCGGTTGTGGTAAGTCAGAAGAGCAAAAAATTCATTCCATGTATCTTAACAACAGTACGAAGGTTGCTGAGATGGAAACAGAGCAGGCTCAGGCCATGCTGGAAAATCGCAATATTGATAAACAAAAAATGCTCAAGCAGATTAAGAGTTTAATTGAAGAAAATGAAAAGAATATCGCCAAGCTGAGTGATGAAAAATATGATGAAGCGAATATGGATTTCAACAAGAAAATGATGGACAGCAAGGATAATGGGCCTTCTAAAAAAGATGGGGAGAAAGCCATCAAACGCTACCAAATAGCTAATTACGCTAAAAGCGTGAAGGATTATCTGCAGGCTTATAATGTTTATCTTAAAAGAGTCTGCTCTAATATGGAAAAATATTCTGGCAATAGTGGACTAATGGAAATGGAAGCCTTTGAAAAGGTAGAATTCCAAAATGCTGTTTTGCAGCACGATTTAAACTGGTATGGCATGGCTAATGATGGTGAATTTCATAAGGGAGCTGCTTATTTAGATTGCGGTGACGCTTCGTATCGAGTTCAACAAATTGGCGATACCAAGCTAGGCTTTGCCGTGCTTGAACGACGCAAGATTGATGATTGGGTTTATAGTGTAACGATAGCTTTGATATTGTCAATATTGGTTTACACTTTTTTCACAAGGATGTTCGACTTATGCTG